TATTTTTGCCATTCAACTTTCAATGCCAACCCATTTATTTTCAAAACAAAAAATCCATGCAAACCGTAAAGTCTGCATGGATTCTACATTTTCAATTGGTGGAGACAAGCGGGATCGAACCGCTGACCTCTTGAATGCCATTTCCAGCCACAAGCCTTTGAGAAAGCTTTATTTTACGGTCACGGTGGCATTATAGCGCTTGTTTTAGCAAACATGAAAACCCGCATTCTTTCGTGCAAAAACAAGGCTATAAACTCCCATTTTACTCCCATTAAAATTATATCATATTAAGCCTACCGCAACCGGTAGGCTTTTACACATAGTACAGCACAAAAAAAAGAGCTGCTATCCTAAGCAGCTCCCCACCCAAGTCGGCGCACTTACAAGTACGCTTAATAATAATATCGAACTTTGAGTGTAAACAGTACATATTGTCTGTATCTAAATTATACTATCCTTTTAGGGCAATGTCAACATTGTATGATTGGGAAGTTTCCTAAGGTTAGGGCGATTGTATTTAAACGAAGCATATATTCTATTCGCCAAAATATCACTAGCCTGGATCATATAATTGTTACTTGAAACACAATATTGCACTTTTACATCTACATTACTATTAAATATGGGAGCGTGAAAGCAATTATAATCATAGTTTCTGATTCCATGTTGCAATTCTTCTTTTATTGAAACCTCTAGCCCATAAATACCATCTGTAGCAGTTAATTGTTCATCAATAAAAATCTTTATGGCTATGTCTTCATTTATATCTATAACATTTTGGGAAACTAAAGATTCTATCTTATATTTTACGAGCCGTTTCAACGCATAATCTTTATAGCGACATATTGACTGCGGTGTTGCTAATATATAACTATATAACCTCGGAATATTAACAATCAATCCAAGACTTTCCGTATTACGAAGAACATTATATAATGCCCTTTTGTGATTGCCAGATAACGAGGAAGCTTTTATTTCATTTGTCGTACACAATTTCTCTTGAATCTTCTTAACTACACTCTTATATTTTCGCTTTGCGTGATCCACTTCTGCTTGTGATTTAAATACATATCCAGCATATATAAATTTCCCTACACCATTCGTTTCATGCAATATACCAGAATCATCAAAAAAGAAAATCAGTTTTTGCACAATTGTTACCCCTGTCTTTTTATAATGCTTTTATATTATAACACAAAATAAAATAGTTAGGAGTTGATTTTTATGTCAAATGCAGTTATATACGCCAGCTATTCTTCCGGTCATCAGCGCGAAGAAAGTATTGATAGACAGATTAGAGAATGCACAGATTTTACAAAACGTAATGGCCTAACTGTTGTCGAAGACTTAGTATGCATAAGTCACCCACAAGCCAGCTTTATTATCCCGCCAATCATATTCACCCCGGACACCAATATATTTGCTTCCAATACGCCTACTCACTCCAAAACTGGCGCCACGAACATAATCATCAACATCAATCTTTATCCCGACTTCCCGTAGTAGCTCTGGCGCGGACGGCGGCAAGGATTTCTCTACTTTCTTTAATGATTTTTCCTGCCTCTCTGATTTCTCCAGTGAGGTCAGTAGCTTGCTCTCTAATCTGTAACATTCCTTCTCTAACTGTTCCTGCTTGTTTAGAGATATTTCCAGCTCCTGCTGCAGCTTCTCTGATTTCTCCAGTGAGCTCTTGTTGATTTGTTCCAATCTGCTGAAGTTGTTTTCCAGTGTTGTTAGTTCTGTTTCCGTTATCAGATATACCTGTTCGGCTGAGCAAATGGAAGGCAATAATAAGAACTGCAACGATAATAAAAGCACCCAGAATATACTTACTACCTTTGATCTGTTTTTCATCATTTAACATTACACCACCTCTACTTTCGCACTAGAAACGTACGAGAAAAAACGAGAAACAGCAAATTACCAGCATGTTAAAAACGACGCTGCTATGCCGTTTCTCGTTAGTTTTAATTTTAGCGCGCGTTTTTTAGCAACTTGAATCGCACGATAATCAAACGAAAATCGTATGAAAACTTTACTTGAAACTACTTGAAACTACTTGAAAGAGCTTGAAGCCTACAGCCCAAAATAATTATGTAATGCGCCTAAAGTAAAACCGATAATCATACCAGTCCAAAAAAGTTTGCTGGTGATATACTCTTTAACCTTCTTCATATTCAAGCCTCCTTTCAACTATTTCTATTTTGGAAATAGTTAGTTTACCAATTATGATGCCACCAGATCGCCTTGCCCCTGATGACCTGCCCGCCTGGTTTCAGTTCTCCGTCACCTGGTATGTCTAGTAATTTCCACAAGTCCCATCTTTCAAAGGTTGTTGCCGGCCCATAGTCATCTAAGTCTGCTGCTTCTGCATGTGTCATTACGGTATCGGCATTAATGTCCAATCCAAGTTCCTCACACAGTACAGCTACAACTTTCGCCATACTATCTATCTGCAGTTCTGTCGGCGGCACGTTGCCAAAATCAATATTCCCATTAGCATAGGCTACAGCATCTACACAGCACGCTAAAGCAATCCCAATAGCTCTAGAATTGCGCCGCCATGTATGAGCCTTATATTCAGTTAAATCATCGGTTGTCGCCATAACAGCGCCGTCGCTGTCAATGTTTAAGTGATAGTCACTAAAAAACTGGTGATAATTACCAGCTGACCAGTGTAGATAGATCTTATCAATATTACCAGCTGCAGCTTTTGCCAACTGTCGTAATTCATCCAAAGTTATCCTTTTAATTGTCATTACTTTCCATCTCCAATCTTTTTCCCCACTTCGCCAGGGGAACTGTTGAACTTGCTATTAATAAGTTTATTTGCAATTTGAGTAGCCGCACTGCCGCCGCCTGTCATGGTAGCAAATGTTTCATAGTTGCCCCAAGTTTGGCCCTTATAAATCAAATAACAACTTCCAATTAAAAAAGCAGCGAACCCGATAACAGATAGAATCCGTGTTAGCGAGTATACGCCGCCTTCTTTTAACATCTCATTAAATTTTTCAAGCACTCGTATCATCTCCATCCGGCTCCGTTGGCAATGCCATGACTTTGAGTTTGATGTCATCCATAACACCGTTTAAGCCAAGATTGTGGTAAGCGTTATACACATTTTCAAAACTTTGCTTAGCATAAATCGGCATATAACCTTTATTGTAGTAATAATGATTATATATCTGAATCATTCTATCTCTCAGCATCGCTTGCATGCCAGCTTTAACCGCTTCGTTTTCCTGATTGATAGTCCGTATCTTTTTAGCCATATAACCTACTAAACCGCCCACTAGCAAATTTATCCCGTAAATTACTATTTCGTTCATCTCACACCGCCTAAATTTTAGTTGTCCATTTTATTTTTTTAATTGCACTTACCGACTTACTGTTTTGCACTTTGTTCCGCAGACTATAAAACCGATTGTAAGCCGCAGACTGCTCTGCCGCTGACTTAACCAGTACACTTTGAAAATCAGAAGTTGATAACATTACCCATAGACTTTCGCCTTCAGCATTTTTTACGCCATAACCATTCTCCCCTTTTAATAGTGCAACATTATAGGCCGAATTAAATTTATTGATATCAGATGCCAACCTATCAAAATAATAAGCAATACCACCTATCTTATACTCAGTTGGCCTATCGCGTTCTGCTTCATACATAGCGTAAAGTTCTGCAATTTTCTGTACCTTTGTTTCTTGCAAATTTAAATCAATAACGCTTTTTTTTACTCCAAAATTTTCTAATTGCTCATCGGTCGGATTTAACGGCCACGAAATATTTGGTAAAAGCCTCTTGATTTTATCAAAGTCATCATAAGTATTACCTAAATAAGTGTAGACTATCTTTTTATACATTTTAGATCCTCCTCTTTAACCGCTAAACGGCAATGCTACACTATCACAAACCTGTATACTAAAACTACCTGTGTCATCTACAATTGCAATAACATTTATGATATTGTTAGCATTTGCAGTTAATGCTGGCGCAACGCCTTTCGGGTAGTATACTGCGCTACCTGTCGGGAACGTCCATGCTACTGTTGGCACCGTAGCACCTACAGCAAGCCAGAATGTTAATGTCTTGCACATATACGGCACGCTTCCAACGGTCGCTTTGAAGTCCATGCCTTCAAAATTCATAGTTAAGCTTGACGGATTGTTGATTGCGCAGTTAATTAGATAGCAGTTTGCAGACGATTGATATAGTATGACATTGCCAGTATTAGGCGTTGAATAATAGGTGTTTTCTGCTGTGCCACAGAAATACAAACAGTTTTCACTGTTGCCAGCACGAATAACGCCATTTTGCAAATTAGTGTTTGCGGTCGAGCCAACGATTAAATTTTCTTTCAAGCTTAACGTCCCGTTATAGTCAATCTGTGCCAGCCTATCGCCTGATGATTCAAACAAGATGTTTGCTGTGCCATTCTTTACGCCGTTAACACTTAAAGTTAAATTTTGAGTTGTTTTATCTATTTCTAAAAACTTAAAGCTGCCTACCTGTAAAGCTGCATTGTTGGCGTAGTTGATAGCAGAGTTATTCTGCAAGGAAAAAATGCTATAATCTGTGCTGATAGCTTCTGCTTGATTTGAAAGCCGCATACCTGCCGTGTTATCGGCGGCTTCGGGATAAAAATCTATAATTTTGCTTGTGCCACCGCCACCTACTCTTAAACCACTTGAAGTGCTATAGTTTAGAATACGGTTAGCTAAAAAGTCAAGCGTTGCCGTGGTTGCAGTGCCGCCAATGTTGGCAACTTCTGTTGTACCAACATTGAAGAAGTGTGCCAGTCCTTCTGTAGCTGTATAATACATTGCTCCCGTGGTAGTGGAGTTTATTTTTGCTTGCGTTGTTGCGCTGTTAGGCTTCATGCCTAATGTGATAGTTCCACCAATGCCCGCAAGTGCGCCGTCCCTCACTGTTATAGGTTTATTAAATGTGTTCGTTCCTGTAAAGTTGTTATCTCCTGCGGCGGTAACATCACCACCCCCGCCTGCTGAAATGGTAATATCTTGCGTGCCGTCAAAAGCCACGCCGTTTATTGTGCGGGAGGTTTCTAGTTTCGTAGCTGTATTTGCATTGCCCAGCCATTTCGCAACGCCGACATTTGTTATTCGCGCAAATTCAAAGGCATTATGTGAAAAGATTGCTGTTTCACTTTCGTTAGTAGTTATGGATGTAGACGCAGTATTATTGCCAATTTTGAAATAGTGTCCAGTGTTTTCTGTAGCAATATAGTTTAACGCCCCTGTTGTGCTAGATATGATATTCGCTTGCACTGTTGCCGTACTAGGTTTTACGCCTAAAATAATTTGTCCTTGACTGCCTGACGCTGTGCCGTTTGATACTATAATGTTTGCTCTGAAATTATTTAAAGCGGTAAAGGCGTTAGATGAATTTAATTGAGCATAGCCGCTTAAATCATGGTTGCCTGCGAGAACATCCCATTTTGTACCGTTCCATGCTACGTTATCTCCCGCCTTGATACCATGGTCAGGGTCTGCCGTTTCGACGTTATAAACGTCACCTATTTTTTGCCCTGTAGTCGGCAGGTCGGCATAGGTAGCCACACTGTCTTTGTACGTGTATACTGTTGCAAGCCCTAACTGTTCTGCGGTTACTTTATGCGGGTTGTTATAGTTCGCTTCGTGGGTTGCAAGGTTATTCGCTACTGTAGTTATTCTTGTGGTTAATTCCGTTGTCGTGCTATCTAAATCGGTTTTTACAGCATATTCCACCCATGCTGTCCATTCAGATACCTCAACTGGGTCACTGTCCGGAACAATCGTTCCAAATCTGACATAAGTTTTACCGCTAGCTTGCCCCATAAACTTTTGCCTGATGTATGTTTCGTTGAAATCATCGTCTACATCCAACCAGCCGCTGCCTGTTTCCGGCGCGTTAGTATTATTTGATGCTTCCAGCAGTTCGCGGGCAAATTCTGTTTTGTCATTAAGATCTACAGCAGTATCAATATTATCGTAATAGCGTAATTCTTCAACAACAGGAGTAAGGCTGTCTAACCTATTTAACGCTGATGTGGCATCATTTTGCGCATTATCAGCCGTTGTCTGCGCATCTGTCGCAGTCGCAATCGCAGTATTAGCAGAAGATTGAGCATTGTCCGCAGTTTCTTGAGCTTTGGCTGCAGCAGTCACTGCATTATCTGCAGTTTTTTGGGCGTCGGCTGCAGCTTTTGCCGCATTATCTGCAGTTTTTTGAGCGCCGGCGGCAGCAGTAGCGGCATTATTTGCCGTAGTCTGTGCGTTTTGAGCAGTAGTTTCAGCGTGGTTAGCTATTTCTATTGCAGATTGTGCTGCATTATACGCCTGATTTGCAGTTGTTAAAGCCTGAGTTGCTATTTCATATGATCCATAAGACATATTTCCTATATCGTTTATAGCATCCTCCGTCTGCTGCTCAAAGCTAAGTCCTGGTAGTGGTCCAGTCAACGGTGTATACTGAAATTTATAGTATGACCGATTATTTATTAAAGTCTGGATGTCAGCAGCAATACGCGCTGACCGTAAAGATGCGGCACGTGATACTTTTGTGTAGTTCATTTTTACTGCCTCCTTTAACCTAATGTAATTTGTATCGCACAACTATTAAATTTATTCCCACCGCTACTTGTCGCCGTAATAGTATCACCCTGTTTAACAGTATAAGTAAAAGTATTTGCCGCACTCCATGAATGGGTATTCCCCCAATAATGCCCCTTTGATCCTGATTTAGTAGTGCTCCAAGACATACTCAAAGAACCTACAGTATTACCATTTACTTTTATAGTTACAGTATTGCTCCCGCTTTCGCCCCAATCACTATTTTGATTAAAATTGCTTGTACAATTTGCTGATATCGTAGTTGCTGCTACCGTAGCATTAAAAGTAAGATTAGTCATTCCACAAACAGTTTGGCTGCTTACCAACGTCTTTTTAGCATCATCTACTGCACTATTAACCAAATCCTTTATCTGATCAGCACTAAGCGATCCAAGCCACACCAAATATTCTTGCCAATAAACAGTGCTTCCCTCTGTGCCAGGTATTACAACACCCGCAGCAGTGTCAACGCCGTTTTCTTTAATGCACATATAACTGATACCGTTATAAATAACCATACAGTTAGGCGCATAACGAAGTGTAGCTTTATACTGCCACTGACCGCCTGATTGCAACCAATAGGCAAAAGCTGACAGCATATAATACATACCATTAAAATCCGCTCTCTGGGGTGGCAAACCGCCTGCTTCCGGTTTAACCTGTGTTATCGGTGGGAAGCCCTGTGTTAAACTCGCGCGTCCATCCGTACCGGCATTATCATCTGGTGGGATAGTTTTTAAGCCTTGATCTGCAAAAGGCCGACTAAAAAGATTGACTGGTTCCTGTACTACTGGTAATGTTGCCATAATTTACCGCCTTTCTATTCCGTTATGGTTCCAACAGGGTCAAATACGCCGCAGTTAAAAGGCTGCAACCCGCTGCCAGCAAAACCAAAAACATTTTCTTTATCGATCTGGTATAAGTCCCAGCCTACTCCGGCTCCGACACATAGAGTGCCGCCAACCTTAAACAACGCCAGTTCTTCATCTGTAAGATAACGTTGAAAAAGCCAGCGAACGTGCATTGGATAGGTATTGTAGTAAGTACCGTTTTCATCCTGCGCTTCGATGATGACGCTGAAAACCATAGCGTTATACTGTGGAAACAGCTTATTGATCATGTAGTTTAGTGTATAAAGCGATGCGTCAGTAATATTAGCCAAAGCTTTATACATAAGCAATGTCCTGTAAAAATCATCATCAAGCGTTATTTTAGTATCATCATCTAAAATAATAGTGCGTGCAATACCAACGATATTGCCCCATGTATCCAGTCCTACACCGGTAGCTGTTTTAATGTCCATCATATTTTTATAAAAAGTCTGGATATCGGCATCCGGGCGAATATTGGATCTGAAATCATCAAGTATTTGCTTAATCACAGGGCTTGCTGAATACTGCGACTGGATATACGGCTGAGGTTCCATCCTGATATCATCGCTTGCCCTGACGTCCTCTTGTCCATGAAAGTCCATATTAAGCCTCCAAAATTACCGTTACGTCGTCCTCTGACAGCGTTGGCATATTATCCAGCGGGATGTCTACTTCGTCGCTGAAAGTCCCATTTGACGGAAAAGCAACCTCTATAGACGAAAGATTTTTCACACCGGCACTCGTAACCGAGTTATAAAAACGGCTGGCATACAGAGTATCACCCATTTTCACCCGCGGCTCATCCACGGTTTGGCCGTTAAAGTTAGCCAAAACAGCAGCTTTAATATCTGCAGTAATGGTAGTAGGTGTTGTCGCTGTCTGTTTAAGAGTCACCTTGACTGCTGCTCCTACTACAGTAGGACTTTGATAATAATAAACCTGCTCACTGCCATTAGTGGGATCTGCAATCGTTACCTTCGTGTTTCCCGTAGTCCCGCAGCCGCCGTCAATTTTCTCGTGCATTGCCATAGCTATTTTTTCCTGTTCACCGCCGTAAACGCTCAAATAAACGCTGTGAGGAGGAATTGTAACACCATATTTTGTTATTGTCACATCCCCGCGGTTTTGCTCGATTCTACAGGCGATAACGCCGTCGATATTACCGACTGTCCCTTCAACAGCTTCTGCAAGCCCGTGGGCATTTTTAGCGACACTGTCACTACGGCGCTGTTCAAATTCAGCCTGTGTCTCAAAATCGCGCCCAGGAGCACCAGCAGCAGCGTTATTAACACTATCCCAACCAGGTATTACAGTAATGATCTTATTAACGATATTTGCTCCGACTTGTATTGGTCCATACTGACTACATCTAAAGATACATTCTGCTATACCGGTTGCACCAATCGTCGTAGCATTGATGTTGTAAAAAGTGTAACCATTAACATCCTGCACTACGGCTCCATAGGGGATTATAGTACCCTGCAAGCCAGTGCACTGGCATGTTACTAATGTCGGTTGCGCTACCTGCCGATCTAAAAAATAAATTGCGGCTAAAGCATCCTGATAAATACCCGTGGCCGTTTTAGGGTTAAATCCATTAGCCAGTCGTAACACTTCCCCGTCTTTTTCGGCTACTAATGCGGCCATACCATCAATCAGTTGACCTGCTGGCGTTTCTGGACCGGTATTAAGTTCTGGCGCACTTTCATCAGTTTTAAAGGCAGTTTTCCAGTCAGTTGCAATTTGATTACGTATCGTACCGGTTTCATCAGCAATAAAGCCAGTATCAGGGTTAAATATTATTGCCATATCCCTGCTCCTTTCCAAAATGGGTATAAAAAAGACACTATATCGCTATAGTGTCCAAAAATATTTTTAAAGCTGTACACTTACTGTTGTGCCGCCATCCAATGTAATAACTACATTACCACTAACCAGCCTGCCGTCATCGTCATATTCGAGTACTGGCTCGCAGCCAGTCGTCCCCGATATTGACATAACGGCTTTTTTTATGCGATTAACAAGCATGGATTCCGACACATCAGGACGTTTCCCCAGTTCGATATCAAAGTGTGGAATACCTTGAGTCGCATTAAAATAAGCGTCATTAGTAAACAGCCTGATTCTATTCGCCGCATTCTGCGCTACTGCATAAGCCCCTTTTGCAGTAGCAATATTACCAGCATCATTAACATTTATATCCCAGTTTTTATCAAGATATAGGGTATGCCCATACTTTATTGCTGGATTGTAAGGATCAATATAACTATCATATTCGCCGCCGGTAATAAGAGGCTCCGGATTATTTGGTACAGGTATCGGCTCAGGCTCCGGTGACAAAACTGTGATTTCTGCAATGTAGGTATTTTCACTGTCTAAAGATGACAGCAGACCTTCAAACGGATACCTGACCATTTGCCCTTGCAACTGTTCAAAATTATAAACTGCAGATACTTCTTCTATATACCCGCCAACCACTCGTAAAGTATTACCTTTAACAAATTCACTTTCGTCAGACACAGCAGTAACGTAACCTTTAATTGTCGGATACGCTTCCCATTCTCTTTTAGTCGCTGCTGCCGAAAAATCCGCTTCGTTCGGATTTGCTGTAATAAACGCTTTTAATTCAACAACTTCTGCCATGTTTACACCCCCTAACTTTTCCTAAAATAACTAGTTTCTTGTATTTTAGAGTTTTTTTGTGACTTCCTATTCATTCTTTCGTATATTTTAGGCAAGCATTCTTTGCATATATAATAAGTCTTGTGATATGCAGGCATTTCAAAAGCCCACTCTATAGGCTTTATCCTACCGCATGAAGTGCATTGATGTACCATTTTTAGTAACTCCCTTTTTTTAGCGCAGCTTCAACCTCTTTGATGTGTAGCTTGTTTCCATTTTTGATTTCTAAAACGGATAAGCTAGTAATGCAATCTACGCATATACCGATTTTGTTATCGAAAGAATAGTAACCAGTAAGCAACGGCTTATTGCAGCTACAACAAATTCTGTCTATATCCATTTTATCACACCTTAACTTTTGATATTTAAATTAAATCAAGTAATATTAAGTAATCTACATTCGCATGAAAAACAGTATCTTCTAATATTGGCAAAAACCTATCATCTTGCACTGTTATTTCATATACAGTTTCAGCATACAAATTCACAGGAACGCCAACGGTAGAATTTACTTTTGCATAGTAAGTTAATTCTTCTGTTTTAAAGTCTGATATCTTAAAAGTTACAGGCAGGTCTATAATACCCGGCTGATAATTAAAGCATTTCAGATAAAAATTTATAGTTACTATAGTGGGAACGTCCCCCCCGAATCTGCAATCAATAATCTGCGAGTAAACATTGTTTCTCTCCTTCTTTACTTGAAATTACTTGTCAAGTAATACTTGACAACTCTTTTATAAAGCCGTTTCTGTGAAGCTAAAATTAATTAGGTTAATAGGATATAATTCACTGGCTTTATCTTTATTCATGTATGCACACATCAAAAACAAACAACTATTGGTATCCGTGATTTTGTTGCTAGTTGTAATAGTAAGTGCAATATTATTGCCTGATATCTTGAACCTGCTGCTATCAAGGGCTGCTTTCAATGCTGTTTTAGTGTTAAATAATTCCGGCGTCCAGTTATTATTTGTGCATAAAGCACCGATAAAGCCGACGCTGGTATCTGCATACCCCACGGTTAAGCTGCCGCTAGATATTTCAAAACCTGTTTCAGTTCTCAAAAATAATGGTAGGGCTATGATTGGATAATATTTATAATCGCGGTTAGGGTAAGTGCATAAGTTACTATAGCTGTTAATTTCGCCTAAATTCAAGGGCTTTGTAATATCAACTTCTTGCCCGTCCCTTGCTCCTATGCTGCCATGAATATACCAGTGTAAATGATTAGCCATTTTTTAACATCCTTTCTACGCGAACGGTACAGCCGTCACGTCCGGGGTTTCTCTTTCGATTGCTGCCGAATACCAAAACTGTAATGGGCTATGTATCATTAGGGCGTGTTCTGCGTCTGTTGCTGCATGTCCCTGATATATGTCAACCTGTCCACTTTGAGTATTGCATACAAGACGCAAGTTGTTGTTGCCGTCAGCGGTATCCATTCGCTGTATCATATACATTTTTGACGGCTGCACGCCTAACAATAAAGTGTCGAATTTGTTATCTGCACGCTGGATGTATAATTTTAGAACGTTGACGCCTGCCGGAACAGTTATCATCACCATAGCCCCATTATCATAAGAATCGCCAATAAAGTTAGTATCTGCCGCGCTCATTAAATCAACGATATAAGCATATAAGCTCACTGATGTATCAACATTCCCTGTTTCGCTGCTTTTTGCATAAAATGTTAAATTGAAAGATTGGTTTGTATCAGTAACTGTTTTGATTAAATAAAAATCCCAATTCGTGTTAGGGGAAACAATTTGAACGCCAGTATTGTTATAGTTAGATATTCTGCATTTACTATAAGCTTCACTGTTGCAACCTAGCATGATTTGATTATAGCTTTCACCTTCATCTGCTCGGATACAAACAGTCACTGTTTTTGTGGCTGTCGTGCTACCCGACGGGAAAAGCCCTGTAGCTGTGATAGGGTTTACCGCTGTGACTTCTGTTCCGTCTTTTTGCCCCGCAGTTCCGTTAATATAAAATCTAACCATTTTTACGCCCCCTGTTCGCTTACAGTTTCAATATATTTGAAAACCAAATTATTGACTACCGCTGTACTGTATTGCGCATCTGCAGGAATATTGGCTCTTACATAAAATAACGTATTAGTGCTACCAATATTGCTGAAAAATAACGTACTGTTCCATGTCTTAGCATCTGCTGATAGTTCCAACCAATCAGGATTAGTCCCTATAACCGATATAGTAACGTTATAAACATTGGTTTCTAGAGGGCAGCGTAAAGCGTATTTCACTGCATCGCCCAAACTACCTTTTTCTGCAGCATACTTTAAGGGATTCGTAGTTAAAAGCAAAGCCCCATCTGTACCTCCTGCTGTCACCGTCCCACCGTAAAACCCTAATTGTGCCATATTTTTACCCCTTTCAATCAGCCAGCCGGAAAGGATTTATATGAAAAGCTATCATAGCCCTACCGCTTAACCCTTTTATTTTCCAACCTAAATAAATTCTTATGTAAAACCATTTACAGTATTTTTTACAATAATAAAAGCTCCACGTTTTAGTGAAAATATTTCTGTTGTCCTGTACGATGCCGATATAACATGCATCTTGATCTGAATTTTCATAATTTCGGTAAGTCTTGATGTCATACTTATCATAATCACGTCCGCAAACCTCATATGCAAAACCATAACCAGTATTACGATACAACCACCATAAACGACAGAAATAACGTTGTACTCGCTCTCTAAGCGTAAATTCAGAATCAATTATTTTGACATATCCAGGAATCATCAATGCCCCGTCTTTTACTTCAGGATAATAAATGTAGTGCTTATCAAAATCGTATCTAAATATTTTAGGCACAACTTCTTTTGCAATAAAATCTACGTCAAGGCAGTTATCATATGTCTGCCACCAACGCAAACATTTTGGCAGATTGCCATATTCATCAGCAAAGAAAATCACCAGCCAATTAGTCAGGTAGCAAATTATACTAAAAACAACATCGGCTATGATATATAATATCCAATTCATTTTATTCACCTTCTTATTAATAATCTAGCACGTTAGGTGTTATACCGTTTATACGCTGCGAATATCTTATAAACGCACTGCCGCCTGTTCCATCTACTTCACTGCTATAATCAACAGTAATACGATACTTTTTTTGAGGTGTAACGCCAATATACTTCGTAGCACCTGCGCTGTCTTCTCCCGAAGCACTAAACCATGTTTTAGTGCTTGAATACATGCTGCAATAGCAATACTCGCCGGTTATACTACCATTTATTCCGCCCCCCACATAAATTACATTTACGCCAGCCGGAATAGTTATATCAAACGTATCATAAAATCCGCCCTCGTCAGCTGCTGTTGTACTCCATAAGTTAGTATCTTCCGCTGGTAGTGGTTTCGTTAAAACAACATATTCTGTTTCATATTCCACGTCAGTGTCAATAATCCACGTCCCCGACGCCGTATTATATCCTAATGCTGAAATAATATAAGAAATTTCTTTCCCGGTCGGTATGTTACTAAATAGGGCTATACCTTTGTTGTCCGTGTTGGCTGTATTACTTTTACCGTCATATGTTATCTCCACACGGGCTGAACTGATGTGACCGCCGTCTGCTGTATCTACGTGAACTTCAAGGACTGAATACGTTTGTGGCGGTGTCCCCCCCGAATTTATTAATAAACGCCGATTAAACATATTTACCTCCTTATTTCGGACCGCTGGTATTACTGCCGCCACTTTCTACACCACCGTGCACGTGTTTCGTAAGGCTTATGCCATTAGCGATAACATCACCTTCAACAGTTACATCGCCTTTAATATTCACACCTGATGTAGCAATCAGATTGCACTTATTATCCTGCGTCAACTCTAAGTAGCAACTAGGAGCCTGATTTAAGAAACCACCAATATAAAAACCATCAGACTGGCTATGTTTACGTAAGCTACCTGGTTGTTGTGGTTCTCTTGTCCCTGCTGTAACATTACTGCTATCAGATTGAGCAAAAACAGCAACTCCGATATCATCAGGGACCGGATCAATAATCAGTGCTGCTTTACCTCCCTGTACTCTACTGTATGGCAAATGATACAACGTTACAGGCTGCACTGCCTGACCTTTGCCATCTACGTAGGTAACCAGTGGTAAAACATCTACATAACCTGTAGGTCCTTGTGCCCCCTGCGTATCAACGGCAACGACTTTAACCGGCTGTGCAGTAGCTATTTTGTTCTGTAACATACGCACAAAAAAATCTATAGCATTAACATCACTGTTAGCGCTATAGATATTTTTTTGACCTTGTACTGCTTCATTATTTGACACGCTCATACCCCCTGAACCCACACGCCGTTAAGACTGGTCATCCAGTCGCCGCCAGTTGGTTTATTGGCACTCAATTTATGCTCCAGCTTACTTATCTTCCATATCCCGGAAGCAGCCGGCAAAATCGTTTGTAACTCGAAAAAACCGCCCAATGAAAGATTGGGATTAAAATAGATCTTGCACTGTACGCCGTCATTTGTAAATGAAGGATAACCATACTGACCTGAATCGCCTTTAACCAAAACCACATTCCCATAATTTTTGATCTCATAAGGCTGAATGATAAACTTACGGTCATCTATCAACAGATCAATACCAGTCTGCCGTGCCAATTCGTGCGCTTTTTGGATAGGTGAACCAACAAACGTACTATTCTTTACGCTGGCAGTAATGCCTTTGTTTTCAAAACCATATCCAGCTTCGCCGGCAAAAATTTTCATTAGTTTTTCGATTGTTGTTTCGCCTTTGGCAGACGTAGGAGGAGTCGGAAGCTGATTAGGATAATAGCCTGTTCTAGCTTCGATTTTAAAGCTGACGCTGCCATCTTTGTCCATCACGGGCACCGCAGACGATATCTCTCCTTCAAATACTGTATTCAGCTTCCGTCCCAACTCGCCCGCTTCTATTTTGATAACGTTATTAAAAGTTTGCAGTTTCCTGAATGCCAGCATAGTTAGCTGCTGCATAGTATCTAACTTCATGTTATTTACTGTAACAGTAGCCTTGCCCATATCCTCGCCTCCCGGTTTAGATACGTTTACTTCAAGCGGCAGTCCTTCAAAGCTTACAGTGTTACTGCCGCCATTAAAACTACCTTGCCGCATATATACAGTTGTCCTGATTGTTTTTTCGCTGAAACTTGTCATAATTCGTCCTCATAGTAAAGCACATAACGCGTTCCAAGCCCGCTATAATGCGGGGCAGTATCTTTGTTCGTCATATCGGCAAAAAACAGCGTACCGCTAAAATATGGCGTTGGGTACTGCACTAAATCCATTGCTGTCAAGCAAATACCTCCCTGCCTTACAATAGTACCGTCACAGGTCAAATCCAGATACATATAATCACCCTTTTGGTACAAATGGATAGTACAGTTTTGTCCATTCAACACAATATTAAATTCTTGGTTCGGTATTTGCTGTAATGGTATGACTTGCATATTATCACTTCCCGCTTGGATATTTCACTTTGCCTATTCCCTTATGCATTATTGATTCAGCTCGTTCTCCAGCTTCCTGCTGTTCACCTGTCGGCTCGGCTGGTGTAGTAGTGCCGGTATTTACTTTGCTGGCATCTGACGGATTTTTAGCGTCAGCCGCCGTTATGGTACTGACATCAACACTACTGTAAGCTACATCGACCTCACGGACTTCGACAAACTGAGCATTGATATGCAGCACACCTAAGCCATCAGTAGCATTAAGACTGTAATCGTAGTTTTGCAGTGTCATGCGCTCATACTCATAAATTGGCGTAACAATAGAAAAATAGCTGATTTCCTGTTTTAAATTCTCTATCATGTCAATTACAGATTGTAAATAAGCATTAGTCCCCGAAAATGATAGATCAGCGTTGATTTCCAGAGGGCTAGTAACTTTGTTATAGCTCATAAAAGAACCTTTTTCGATAGGTTCAGATACCACCTTGCCACCCGATGTAACGCTTACCTGAAATACAACTGCGTCCGGCAGTACATTTCGTCCTTGCTCATTTACAAAGCGCCATTTACTTGATTGTTTTTGTTTGTCTGAAATTGGTAATGTTGTCATGCTACCTCCTATATTGCACCGTTTTTAACAGCAGTAAGATCAGCAGCTTTTTGCCCAAACAAATTTGCCGCATCACCTGTATTTTCTACTCCAGTAAAACTAAATTGGAAGTTTTGTTTTATATCAGTTTGCCGATTGCTGTTATCTATCCCACCAGCTCTACGATCATCAATAGACAGATGCACGTTTTTATTGCCATTACCGAAAAAGTTGAGCAATTTGTTAAAGATAGGTGCGACAAACTCCCACCACTTAAACAAGGTATCCTTCATGCTGTCAAAGGTTTTGTTAAAGCTGTTTTTCAACTTACCAAAAGAGTTAGCTACTCTATCAGTTGCCTCTTTGCTACCAGATACTAACATCCTAATAACGTCTATAACAAACCAAACTGCATCATAGACTGTTTTAGCCCAGTTCCAGACCGTAGTACCAATACTGAGCAAAAGTTCACCAAAATCAATAACATGTGGCTTTATCTCGGTCCAGACTTCTAACATAACAGTTTTAAATTCTTCAAAGGCTTCCAGCGCATCATCAACAAAATCATTGATAATTTTTTTCGCATTCTCAGTACTCCCAAAAATCGATTCATAAAAATCTCCAAAAGCACTTTCACCGCCTTCGAGCCATACTATAAAGTCTTCAAAAACTAACCCTATAGCCAAAAGTGCTGCCAATAACGCACCCCATGGCGATAAAAGAAAAGCCTGCGCTGTTACAAATAGTTCTTTTAAAACCGGCAATAAATGTACTGCTACAGCAACTCCAAGTCCAATCAAAACAGGAATAAATGCTTCGGCGTGCTGCGCCAGAAAAGACAACCCTTCGGCAATTTTCGTAGCTGCCGGAGCAAGTACCCTGTAAACCGGCAGAAGCATCATCTTCATAGCTCTAGCTAAATCATTACTGGCATTAGTAAAATCTTTGGCCGCTTTAGCATCTTCTTTGGTATACACACCAAGCCTTTTAACATGTTCTAACTGAGCATTGATGCCGGCACTGCCTTGCTGTAGCCATGCCACAACATCAGCTCTGCCGATACCGATCTGCCGGCCTATGCCTGTAGCTTCCTGTTTGCTCATATTGCGGAAAGAATCTGCCATCTCCATTAAATATTGTTCAGAGTTTTTTAATTCGCCATTAACATTTTTTACTGGTGTTAATAACCCCTTTTCTACTGCATCTTTTAACGGACCACTGTCATTATAAGCAAGATCTGTCATCCAATCGTTAATATCCGCAAACAGTTCACCAACTTCCTCTCCTGCGACACCTGCCATCTCAGCGGCACCCTGCCACTGCTGCAATTTCTCAATATTGATGCCCAAGGATTCGCTTAATCTGTCCACTTGAATAATCTCCTGCGTGAACTGTTGCACTATCTGCCCTGATGTAATAGCGGCTAAAGCAGGAGCAACCACACCCATAGCGATACTTTTCAATTTGCCGCTTACATTATCAACTAGTGCATTGATATTTTTATCTACATCGCTGGTGTCCATACCAATAGCAATAAAAAATTCATCGACAATATTCCTACCTGCCATTATTTCGTTTCGCCTCCTCCATCGCTCGATATTCATTGATATTATTGACTACAACGATCTCATAAAAATCGAGCAGATCCTCGTAGCTGTAAACGCTCTGCAGTTCGCAAAGCGTTGCCAACTTTTGAGATACTACGATACCGGTCAGCGTCCCGACGTTGCGGTAGTTTTCGCAAAGGTAATTGACGGCTGGACCTGTTGACCTTGGGCACTCTGCCCGATCTGAAAAAAATCAAAATTCACCTTTAATGCTTCCCATCTCAGGCGATACAGATTTTTAAATTCACCGATAATCGTATCGATATTCGCAGCAGTACACGGTACAGAAAAGCTTGTATTAACTGGGTCTGGTACGTGCTCACAACAATTCAAAAGCTCATCGTAAAGCGGCTCTACTTTGTCATAATCCAGTTGACCAATAACCTTAAAAATTTCCTGCAGTTTGTCGGGCCCACTGAATTTAGCTTTTAAACTACTAAATTCAAAATCGCTGATTTGTCCAGTAGCAGAGTTAGCCAATAAAGCAACAACTCTGTTAACCCATCGTTCACCTTTGGTTGCTGGCATTTGTTTGACCTTAAAAGTCAACTGGCGGCCATCGTCAGTAATATTAAATAAAACTTCTTTTCTCATAATTTACTCCTTATTTAACACTTTCAAAATCGAATGTATAAGGGATCGGCGCAAAAACCTGCTGTGCATCTGCCAAAAGCTTGCCTGTCTTTAATACACCGTTGCTGTAAGTAAGCGTTTTACCAAGTGCCGGAATAGACATCAGCAATGTAAGCCAGTAAATCTTTTTCCCTGAACGTGTCGCCCTGGCTAAAGTATCAAGATATTCGACGCTAGGGCTGGACGGTTCAAGTGTAATAGTCAAAGTTTTTACTCCGTCTACATAACCGGCAACCATTTGACCGTCGACGCCTTTTCGTGTTTCTGCAAAGGTTTCATCTGCCTGTGAAATCATAGCATCAGTAGAAAATTGTTCTAAAATGATACCCTGCGGAAATAAATCTTCGCATTGTAATACAATTGTCGCATCAGCGGATGTAATGTTTCTATTTTCCATGTTGTCAACTCCTTAATTTTAATAAAAAATATTTAACCCTTCTTGTTTTATACGTGTACACGTGTTATAATATGCATGTGAGGAGGTCAGCTAATGGTCACAATGAAAGATAAAGACCTGCTAAAATTACTAATAAAAAATGGTTGGGAATTAGATGGCATAAAAGGCAGCCATCACCGACTAAAGAAAGATGGTAAATTAGAGGTTATACCAGTTCATGGAAAAGACATGAAACTCGGACTATTAAAAAAGATTTTAAAAAGAACAGGGCTTGAATAAAGCCCCGTTCTACATATTATAAAAGGAGTAAATATTATGTTACTTATTTATCCAGCAATTATACACGATGACAAAGACGGTTTATGGGCAGAATTTCCAGATTTAGTTGGATGCTCTACACAAGGGGACAACCAACAAGAAATTCTTGCAAACGCTGCTGAAGCAGTGGAGTGTTATATCTTAGGTATTTTGGAAGCAGGGGAAAAACTTCCTCAAGCAACCTCTCCTAAGAATATTATTCTCGAAGAAGAAAATACATATATATCTTTAATTCAGGCAAATATAGATTTAGCGAAAAATACTAAATCTGTCAAAAAAACTTTGACCATCCCAGCTTGGCTTAATCAAAAAGCATTAGACGAAAATATAAACTTCTCTAATGTTTTGCAAAAAGCCCTGATTAAAGAATTAAAAATCGGATAAAAAGATCCCTCGTAATTGAGGGATCTTTTTATTTATAATACTGCTGTAGCTGGTAATTCTACCTTATGAACACTGCCGCCATATGTATACCACAGTCCCATAACAGGACTTTCGCGGTTAGCACGAACAACTGCCCCCGGGTCTGTTATCTGTAGATAGTAGCCGTTAGTAAATATCTCACTGGATACATCCTGGCCGATTTCGGTAATCAGCTCAGCTTTCTGCGCTTCAGATAAAGTCACCCCAGTATCAATAATGCCATTATTCAGTGCTCTGTTGATTGGATCACTGCACCACGCTCTGATAATGGCATAGCCACGTTCTACGTATGGTACACGTCCCGTTTGATTCAAGCCGTTCATAATAGCTACCTGCAAAGCGTTACGCAGCCAGATATTACCGACATATGCATCAGCATAACCAAAGTTACCGCCAATCATCTTGCCCTGATAATATTGGATAAAGTCATCATTACGTGTAGCCCAACGTCCGTAATAGTTACAATTCATAGCTACCAGATTTTCAGCAGTGGTTTCATCTGTCACGGATGCAGCTAACCCTGTTTGTGTTTTGAAAGCATAAGTTACAAGGCCGTTTACCCTGTTCCAATCAATGCACGCACCGATAGATAGGACCAGTAAAGCATCTTCTAACCCACCAAAGGTTAAGATAGTTCCTTCAAGATTTGCTGCAATTAAAGTATTAGGCAAATTGGAAGTATTGCTGGGCAGCGTATCTGCAGGGTTTTGTGTCCAAGGGCAATACATATAAGAAACATTCTGCAGATTAGTCCATTCGGCCAAAGCAACAACAGTTGCATCGTCTACTGCATCCAACGTGGTAAAACTTACCCAGTTTTGGTTTTGATCGATAATGCTGTCCATATTTTGACTTGGGGTAAGTTCAGCAGAGCCGGCAGATATCAAAGCTCCGGCATCTGTAGTAAGACCTAAAGCCTGTGCCGGAGTATAACCTCCAACCGCGGTGCCACCAGAAGCAACCGAAACTGCCGATGCAACACCGGTCGTAGCCGATGTAACAATAAAGCTGCCTAAATTACTGTTATAGTTTACTGTAGTCCCCGTAAGTTTTGCCTGCAACGCTGCGGCCACATCGCTTTGAGTATTGGCGCTGCTAAAATCCAGCCCGGTCACACTTTTTTTAGTACCGTCGATACTGATAGTCAAACCACCGTCTGTAATGGTTTTCAGCGTTTCCAGATTTTGCGCTGTGCCACCGATCAAGCTACCGGCTGCCGCTTCAGTTAGCAAGCGAGCAAAACGTAGACGGCGCGGTTTCCTAAAGCTATTATCATAACCTAAAAAATATTTTGTTGCAGCCAGATATTCAGCACTGTCAAGTCCGAAATAACTTCCTACAGCTGCTTTAGATGTAAAAGCCATTGTCCCGGGCACGATGCACAAAGGATTTGTTGTTAAAATAAGCCCTGTAATTTCCAAATCATTACCGCCGGCATTAATAACCCGCGGCGTTACATTTACAATTTGTGATGCAGGAATTGCCATAAGATCACTCCTTTTTTGGTTTATGGTGAGCGTCGATATTTTCGACCAGGTTGATCTCAACCTTTTCTGCATACTCCTGGCTAGTGCTAACGCTTTCCCATTGTGTCAGGTGCAGCGTCACACGATAGCGGTGTATGTATTGGTCACTTAAATCGACAAAAGGTAAATAGGCCATATCGTCAGCGTAATTAAAGCCGATAGCATAGCCTTTGAAAAAATCAACTGCAATATAATCGCGTCCCAGAGTAGCCAATGCTGAGGCTCTTTTGTGTGCTGTCATCTGATCATCACAGACAAAGTCAATGTCAATCGTGTATTCATACAGGGCCTTTGTCGTATAGATATTGTCGGCAGCCTGCGCATCGTCGCCGATATTAGTACCTACACGCGAAGTATCAGACACAGAAATTACCGTATAATCCTGAACATCCGGCAGACTGGCCCTGTTAAAATAACCTCGGTAAATATTGTCCTGTACCACACCAGGCGCGAATTTCAAAATAAAATCGTTTACTGCCTCAAACATTTGTATCACCCTTGCTCCAGTCGCTGGCGCTAAAATCCGGTGCCGTGATTTGCTGACTGATGCCTGCATTAGCCCAGCCGTCACGTGTCCAATCCTCAATAACAGACGTTATCAGCCACCAAGTACCATCAATCCGTTTAATAAAATCACCACTGCGTAAAAGTGGCTGACGTTGTCCTGCTGAAATCGGCATCATCATATCCGAATATAAAAAAATCTGCTCACTGGCTTTGGTATCGCCCACACGTTCAAAATGCTGCAGCGCCTGTGTATCCAGCGGCTGAAAGTTTACCTTAACGTATTGCGGCTCACTATATTTGCTTTTGACTATGCCTTTGACGTTGACCTGTCCAACAGATTGATAAAGGGTACATTCTTCATCAGGATGCACAGCAGTAATAACGCCCCGCACGACCTTATGCAAGTTTAAACCTATCATGCCTTCACCTCATAACTGACAGCGCCAATCATTTGACCTGTATCGATCAATACTGTTTCAGGATTTATCGCCTGCAGATTCTTACCGCTGCGGGCACGCCGTGCTTTGGCTTTAACAGTAGATTCTTTATTACCGCCCGGCGGCCACGCCTTAATCGTCTTTTTAACATCGCCAACAGCTACAACTGCAGCACGTTCATAGGCGCGCTTAACATTCGCCCTTGACATACCTGCCATTTTGATATTTTTTTTGATACCGAGTACCCATTTCTTAATATTCTTGCGTGCAGTGCGCTTCATAAAAGGCCGACGCGGATTATGTCCGCCGTATTCGTTAAGATAGGCCACATAAGCCACTGATGTTCCATTTGGGTAAGTAGCCCTGTCAAAAAAGCCTACCTTTGCCTGCGCCTTGATCGCCGCTATTTCCCGCAGTTTTTGCTGCAACTTTTCGCCCCCGGTTATTTTTTTAACATGGATGCCAGGCATTATAGCGCACCCCCAGACGATATTTAGCAGTAGCCGCCCAGTAAATTGCTCCGCACTGCGTCTGCTGATACCAGTTAGCATTATTGAACGGCGTTACCGACACATTGACTTTTCCCTCTGCTGCACTTGTTATTGTTCCTACCAGCGTGTCACCTCGCTCTTTCAGCGTTGCAATATGGCAGGTCAGGATATAAAGCAGCGTTTCGCGTTCAGCAAGGTCCGTAACCAGCGATTTAGGCGTGTTATTCAAAAGCAGAGTTGCCGCATTAAAATAATTAGTTAAGATAACATCGGACACCGCAGCAAATTGCGGATACAGTTCCTTGAATTTGGCAGGATCAAATATTACTACTCCGTCCATGATCAGCCATTATAGGGACGGCTGTTTGCTTTTTTGGTATCGGCAGGCTCAAAACCATGTCGCAATTCAGCGCGTTCTTTAGCAGCAGCTCTGGCTTTGGCTGCAGTAGTAGCAAAAACCAATCCTTTTTTAATAAACTCATCGTCAGGACGATGTTTTAAAATCCATTCCCAGGCATCTTTTGGCACGCCCGTAGTCACACCATAGCCACCGATAGGGATAATGCCTTTTTCTTTGCCGCGCAGGTTTGTGGCATTACCTTTGATAACGATAGCTACTTGACGTCCGGAATTATCTGGAACCATAAATTTCAAGTCGCGCGGGTAGTTAGAGCAGACGGTTACAGTTTCACCGCTAGTCTGTATCGGTGCTTCTTCGACAGTTTCTTCTGTTTCGCCACCGATTACTTCGCCGTCAACAACTTCGTCAGTAGTAGCCGTCGAAGTCACTTTTTCCGCTTCTTGTGTCGTTTCTGTAGTTTTGTTTTCAACTTCGTCAGTAGTAGGTTTAGATGTTCTTTTAGTTGCCATATTATCGCTCCTTTAAATAAAAAAGGCACCTGTGTTTCACAGATGCCTTAATTTTAAGTTTATACGCCTGCCATGCTGGCGATCGCAAACGGACGATAGATAATCGCGCCATAAGTACCAAATGCAAATTTCTGCTCCCAGCTGGAAGTATTCGGGATAAGCTGGAATGCACGCATTTTTTCGCTATACCCCAGCTGCGCAGTCGGTAAGCCCTGTACAGTCCTAGCAATCAACATAACACTGTTACCGCTGGTTGCTGCCAATTCAGGCAAAGTTACAAAGCTGATATTGTCAAAATACTTAGTAAGCATATCTTTGACGCTAACGTTGAAATCAGTAGCTTTGCCCAGCATAACATTGACAGCAGGCGGGACTGCAAGCACAAGGTCGGACTTTTCGTCGATATTGCCATTAGAGTTCTCAAACAGTTCTGCTGCCAAAAGCAAGATATCATTATAAATCTGTCGAGTGGTTTTATCTGTCCATTTAGTCTTGTCTGTATCAACTACGGACGGTGTCAGTGCAGCAGGCAAATTTGGGTCATTGAGTAACCCATAGATTTCTTTACCTTTCACGCCATACAAATAAAACTTATTCTGTTCCTTGTTGATGATTGTAGCGGCGCTACGCTGTTTTTCAGATGCCAGATTGATCATGGCCCGGCCAGACACTGCCATTTCTAACTCACCATAACGGATATGGGTTTGAGCCAGATAATTTTGACGTGTCGGATAGGTAACATTAACGTCAGCTGTAGCACCGTTGCCGTAGTCGGTGTACTCAGTGCTTTCACCGGTAGCCTCAACAGCCTTGAAGATAGCATTGCTGTCAGTCCAGTCGCCTTTCTTCGTTTCACCAAAGATCTCGCGGGCGTTAGTTGGTGCTGTAAGAATTTCCACTACAGCAGGATCAATCCATGTAGTCATTACAGCTGGTACACCGCTGTTAGGAGCAGTAATCATTGCAGCGCTATCCTGTAAAATACGCTGCATATTTTTTTCAGTAATAAAGCCTTGTGCGCGATCAAATACAAATCCCTTTTCGCGCATCAAGCGCATTGCATCTCTTTCAGTAAGCATTATTTATGTCCCCCCCTTACGCGCCAGCTGCCGGAATAACCGGAGTGGCTCCGTAGTTAGTAATAATCGCGATGCCACCAGCTTCTGCACCAGTAGCAAATGCCCAGTCGGTTTCAACCGAGCCGGACACAGTAGCACCAGCAGCGCCACCCGATACAGCGCCTGTAGTTAAATTTGCAAACACCTTCTGCCCCTTGGTTACTGCAGCCTCCGGTTGAACATAGAAGTCGCCTTCGACCATAATGCATGGAGTACAACCTTCAGGCACAAAGTTCTGTGCAGGATCAAAGGATGCGATAGGATAAATCACATCGCGACAGACGAAGCCTAAAGGCTTGCCAGTACCGCTGGGCAAAACTTCGCCCTCATTGCTCGGGTCATCCCAGCAGAAACCACCGATAGGTACATCGGCGCCTGCAATACGGCCGAGCGATGTAGATACGATAGGATTGACAGACGCAAACGCACCCGGTACGCCCACCGCAGGATAAATATTTACTTTAGTTTGAAAATCAGCCATTATTTTAATCCTCCTCTACTGGATTTTTTCAAGACGTTCAAAAGCTTTCATGCTTCCTTCGTCTAAAGTACTACGACGTCCAAAAGCACTGTCGTTAGCGATAGGATAAGCAGCTTTAGCATCAAGCAAAATATCAACCATACCTGCATAAGCAGCTTTGCTATAGTTGGCAGGGTCTTTGCCTGCTTGACGCAAAGCGAATGCATAAATATCCTCGGCACTGTCAAAAGCCATAGGGTCCTGAATAGTGCCGACAATAGGTCTTACTTTGGCTGCAGCGTTGTTTAACGCACGCAAGCTACCACGCATCTCTTTAGCAACCTGAGCTTTAACTTTAGCGATAGTATCCTCGCCTAGAGCACGTTTTTCTCCCTCACGTTCGTGGTCACGGTCAATACGTGTAGGATCAGCCTTTTCACGTTTTTCACCATATTTGACGCCCATTTCAAAGGCTGCTTTAAAAGCAGGGTCCTTCATTTTTTCGTCAAGTTCATCATCTTCAACTTTGACATCTTCGTCCAAGACTTTTTTCATTCCCTCAGATTCATGTTCACTGTCAAGTTTCCGACGCTCTGCCGGATCTTTTTCCAGTTTTTCACCGTACTTGACGCCTTCCTCAAAGTCGTCATCCTCTAAGGTTTTTTCAATATCCTCATCGGCAACGTCTGCACCTTTAAGTTTGGTCAGGATCCCTCTGTAAGCTTCCTTGCTTTCATCATCCAAACCTGGCATAAACTTAGCTACGATTTCGTCAACGGTAGCATTAGCATCAATGTCAAGACCTACTTCACGCGGGTCGTAGCCCTCAACTTGTGCTTCAATAACGTTGACCGCTTTTAAAAAGCCAGCGCTGGTAACTTCGGATGCTTCGATGCCTAAATTAGCATCCTGCGCCAAACCGTTGCGACGGCGTTTAAAAGCTGTAATTCTTTGTCTTTTGGTCATTTGTTTGGTCCCCCTTTGTTTAATATTTAAATGTGGCATACTGTCTGCAACGGCTACATCAGCCCCTGCACGACCTTCTGCCACAAGCGCGACATGGTTTCCCGATATTTCACGCATAATAAAGTCATAATGTACCTTGTCACCATTACCTACGTCATATTCTCCGGCTGTAAAGTCTGGCGTAAATCTGTAAGCGCAGGAAATTTCTCTCGCTGTGCCATCCTCAATAGCAGCAATAGCTTCAGCATCAGTAACGCTCATACTGTTTTTAAGATATGGTGCTTCAAACACTGCGTCTGTCCCTGTACTACCGACTGTGTAATCCTTCTGTGGATTATCTGCGCTGATAGTATGGTGATCTAAAAGCAGCGGCAGCCCGTTAAAAGTCGAAGCTGCTTTTTTCAGTTCTTCAGGATCACGCAGCCCGTAATAAATGCCGTCCGGATCAAGACCTTCTTCTTCCCAGCCAGGCAGTTCACGGCCAAGGTAAGGATTGACACAAGCCTTACTGATAGGCGTCAGCGCAACATGTAAATAACCGTTGTCGTCAATGTGGCGCATGCTCAAACGAGCGTCAAAAGCAATTTTATTTTTATCTCGATTCATTTTGGTTTCACCCCCTCTCTCTAAAAGTGGGCATAAAAAAGACGCCTACTTTTGTAGACGTCTGAGTTATTTAATCATTCATCAAATCCGGGCATTAAAACCTCAAATTGGCAGTTACAATATATAAGCTCACCCGGTTTGACATTTCGGTGTACATCTTTATCGTACAACCCATCTGACAAAGGAAATACTTTCCCATTCATTTCAACATGAGTTTTACGACTGCTATATTTACCTGGCACGTGTATCCAACGACCTTTAGTTGCACCTAACGCCTGTGCATTGGCAGTTGCCAGTTGCTGTGTAGCCTTATTGGTTTGGTCACGTGCTATCAGTGCAGCTCTGTGTAAAGCTCTACGTTCAATCTGTTTAGTTTCGTTTTGCATTTTTTCAACTAATTGTTTTTTGATTATAGGCTTTAATGCAGTTGTTATACTTTGCATATCGTGGCCTTTAATAAATGAAGTTGACACAACTTTTTGTATCCCTCTCAAATACTGCTGCGGTATGGATTTAATCATTCCAACATTTTCAGCAACAATCTCACTGATGAGTTGTTTCTGCGCTGCTGTGTAAGAAGGAGTTATCGTCATACCCACTTCCTTTAGCTTGCGCTGGATCTGCGCCATAGTTCGCTTATCGGTTTTATCTGCAAACCACTTAGCCAGTTCGCGGGCCTTTACATCAAATTCACGGTACCACTTTTGGCGAAGCGCCTTCATTATCTGGACCCATCTTACAGAAGCAGCATCAGTAACAAGTTCGTTGTTATAATATTGAGTTATTTCCTGCTCAACATCTTTTTGCATCTTAGCAATAAGTTCCTCTAACACTCGCCTGTATTGCAGTTCCCAAGCTATACTTGGGCGACTGCGACCAAAAGTTTGCTGTTTCATATATTGCTCCTATATTGGTAATATGATATAATGTATTTACCAAATAGATTGTCGACAGCAGAAAGTCGCCTTAGCTGCTAACGAATGATGGGAACTGGGTGTCAATCCCAGACGGCGTCCATCCGACAATCTATTTTATTTTTTTGTTCTTCTCTTGAATGCAGTTAGAAGAAATGTAAAATTATTTTCATGCAGTTCTGGTGAAACAACAGCAACTTTTCCGTCTTTCGACAGCTCAAAAGTTCCTCGATCATTTTTTCCCAATGCACCTGTTTCAATAACATTACCAAGTTCAGAGAAAAATTTATCAAGTTTCTCTTGTGTAAACCCCTGTTTAGTACGTTGTGTAATTATATGTTTTAGCCCCGCTTTATCGTCACCCCATAATACACTTATGCCGCCTATATCCTCACGGGTAAAGGCGTTTTTTATATGTCCGTTTTTCTCTTGAAGTAACTTATCTATAGCCTTTTGACCTGTGTAGCCTTTATACTCCTTGCCCATCAATTCCTTCGCCGATTTTGTCAACTCATTGCCACTTTCACTTGAACCGCCGCCAGATGTAAATTTTCCATCTGCATCTCGCTTGTGATCGCTTTCATTAAAATTGGCATCTATTGTCACTTCTTTCCGTTCAATATCAGGGCTATCGAGCGGATCAAGAGACAGGTCAAAAGGTTCTAACGGGTCAGTACTCGGAGCAACAGGGTCATAAGGTTCTAAATTATTAAAACCGCTGTCCGGATCATTAATCAACTGTTCGCGTACTTCTTCCGGAGCTACGACCCCAGCATCCATAAGCATTACATTAGTTTCAGCTTTAGTCTTATTATTGGTAATTTTAAGCGCTTCATCATCTTCTGATAATGGTGCAAATTTAAACTCTATTGCCGGATCAATTTCGCCAAACGCATTAAGCTGTAAAAGTTTGCATAACCTTGTCATAGGTTCGCCAAACATTTTCTGCTGCAGACTTTCGATATTATCATAGTGATTACGCAGGTCAGAGTCGCCGGTATTAAAACCTGCCGGTGAAAGTCCCCACATCTTCGTTACAGGCTCGTTAAACATCGCCGCAACATATTCCATTGCCTGCCTTACCAAATCAGTTACACCAGCCAAAGACGTGGTCATAACGACCAAATCTTCTTTTTCTTTGTCGATCGTAGCACAGCCGTCATTACTCCGGTTCTGGACAAAATACTGTATGCGCTGCTGCAGTGTCGTATCCATACCACCACTTAATATTTCAGTCATATCAGTTTTAAAAACAGTAAGCGAATATTTTTCAAGCAACCGGTTTGCCGACTCTCGACAACCAGTAAAATGACTTACTGCATCCAATACCTTTTGCGCTAATGATAAGCCAAAAAAATTATAAGCCGGCCGCAGAATAGTTGGCAGTGCATTTTCTGCGAAGTACAGCATCCTTGAAGCATGTACTGGTATCCCCTGCACATACCATAGTGTAGGCTTAAAATAATCATCTGCCATCGGGTTAACCGAATTATAATAACCAGGGCTTACTACATATGGCTCAATAAGTTTTACACCTTTAAACCCGCCTTGTTTGATAGTTTCCTGCGATAAAATCAGAGGATCAGCCCATCTATCCTGCGCCTCTCCAGTATCAATAAAGCCTAGCGTGCCGCCATAATACCCACAATAGCTAGAAGCTTTATTAAATATCGCAGGCAATTTATATTTCACAGCATCTTCGTTAAGTTTTTTGACTTTATCATCATTATCGTCAGCATCAGTGTCATCGTTATCACCAGTCCTGACAAACTCGCCCCATTTACGAGTCATTTCGTCAGACCGCATTTCAACGCCGGCGCGAACAATCCCAACTTGCGCAAGACCTGTTAAAACACCATAACCTACAAACATCGGGATACCTTCTGCGGCAAGCCCCTTGATGCTATGCTCTAAAAGTGACGATACCGGAGCAAAGCAACTATCTAAAATAACTTGCTGTTCTTCCGGCACACCCCCCAAAGTATAGGGCAGGTTAAAATCATCCGGACACAACATTTTAGGAGCAGTATCCGCAACTATCATGTTATTTATTTTCATTTTTAACGGTTTTGAATGCGGTTTCGTTCTCATTTTTACCTCCGTAATATCCGAGGATTAATAATTATTTTTCTATGTTGCTGCAAGTCTCTAAGTGCTTGCGTCGTAGCATCGACCTGATCATCATGGGCAACTATCGGAAATTGCGATAATTCCAACTCATAATCTTTGACCCATGAAGCAATCTCTGGTGCAGGTATATAAACGTTACCAGCTTCAAACATCGGTGTTACCGCATACGCTCTCGCAACCTTACTGCCGTCTGGCTCAATCGGTATAATGCCTTGCACAGAGTGTTTTAAAACGTCAATTACCGCAGGTCCATTTGCTTTATCCTCAACGAGTTTGCGTAGTGCCTTTGGATATTTATTGCTCAACTCCAAAAAGGCATCTATGGTTTCCGTAAAACTCATGCGGCCGCGTTTTTGGTCAATCAGATAGCAATCCGCTCCTTTGCGCCCCCAAACTTGACCGACAACAAAGTCGCTTGTACTAGTATCTTTAAATGTCATATCCCAAGAAATAACAATAGTATCAAAACTGTCAGGCAGCTTCGTATAATATTTTAACCATTCTTTTTTTATAATCGTGCCACCATCAATAGTTGGTCTTTGCTGATATAACGCTTCCCAATCACGACTGCCGACTGCCGCTTTGATTTTCAGCAGTTGTTCAAGAGAATATCTCTCTGGATGCAGTGCTTCACCAGTCTTGCGGTATAGTTCGTCACTTGTAGCAATAGCAGGGTATTCAACCACTTCCCACTGATCACCATCATTTTTAGACGCATTAGCAAGAAGTCGGCCACATAAATCGTCAGTATGCCAGCGGGTCATAATTATCAATATCCCGCCGCCTGGCGCAAGCCTTGTGTAAAGTGTCGATGTATACCAGTCATATATCTTTTGTCTAATAGTAGGGCTGTCGGCCTCTGCTCTATCTTTAAGCGGATCGTCAACAATAAGAATATTGCCGCCCATGCCGGTAATACCACCACCTACACCGGCGCTTCTATATGTGCCAGCATGTCCAACTATTTCAAAAATATCAGAATTTCTTAAATATGCACCATTACCAACTGTACGAATATTTTTCCCGAACAAATTTGTATTTGGGAATACATTATGATATTCCTCGCTATCCATAACACGTTGAACATCACGGTTATTGCGACTTGATAAATCAGCTGCATATGAAGTTCCTATAATTGACATATCGGGATATTTACCAAAAGTGTATGCAGGAAATCTACGTGATATAATTTCAGATTTACCGGAACGAGGCGGGGCCATAATCATAAGTCTCGGGCTTTTTTTATTTTTTACATCCTCTAGAAACTGATCTAACTTTTGACATATTTCTTCATGTACCCACCCCATCTGATAACCCGGATATGTATATAATGTAAAGCCGGCTAATGTCTGACGGGCCAGCTCTCGACGTATGCCCTCTTGCAAAACATCTTTGCTAATCGTTAGGTTCATTTTTAAACGCCTCACGAGTTAAAGCCATCAGTTCCTCTTTACTAAGCTTAGATAAATCCACGGAAGGAATTTGCTCGACCTGTATGGCTTTTCCGTCTTTACCAGTTAGTACCGTTTCACGTTGGTCCCGCCATCTTTCCGGCACTCTATTTTTAAGCCAGTAAATTTGGGCTGTGACATCCGGAGCAACTTCTTTCTCTATTTCCTTCGTAGTAACCATTTCACCAGTTATTTTATCGCGTTCTTTAATTACTTCAGTATACTTATATCCTACTGCTCTTTTATACAGCTGGTTTTCAACATGCCTGTCAGGAACTGCCTTGCACTCTTTTAAGGCGTCTGCTATGTCCTGAAAGCGATTCTCCCATACAGCTAAGGTAGAACGTGATATCCCTATGTTCTCTGCTATTTGTTCATTAGTTAAACCATCTTTTGCCCACCCTCTGATAAGAAGTAAGCCGTCAGGCTTTAACCAATCTTCAAATTTTCCTTTTGCCATTTGCTTATCTCCTCTCTGAAAGTTGGCAATAAAAAAAGCAATGTGAATAATTTGCACATTGCTTTAGTTCGTATTAAATTAAAAGTACGATACAATCTTGTCTGTTATTATAATCGTCAAAAAAAAGATAGTTACAAAATCGAACCAAAAGCCACTAAGATGCTTAATGAACACTAAAATCATAAAGATAAGGACTAATAAACTTATTACTAGTATTAAACTTCCCAACAGCTTTAGTAACGACATGGTAATACCTCTCTAATAATGCGATCTAGTCACATTGCTCAAGACCATCAGGCATCCTTCGCATATAAGCTATACCTTTATTTAATAAGCGTATTTCGCTAACACCTTTAAAAATTCATAAAATTTAAAGGTATTATTGCCGCTGTATTACCCCAACGGCAGGGCAATGTCCAAGCGCTAAGCCTGAACGTTTCACCTTTGCAGGTTATCCCGTTACTAGGCTTCCCTGCGATGTTTTGATACTACCAGTGCGGCCGCTGCAAGTCGCACGGTAGTGCTATGGGTAGTTATCCGCATCATTCATACGATAAATTACAGCTATCATATGCCATCATACGGCGAACGCCATAGCCAATATATTAACATACGGTTTGCCACTTGCTCGGATAATGAGCGGGTTACTGCGTATGCGTTATATCAATTTGAAGATTACACTACTCTCAAACAAACTATGCGTTATATCAAAATAAGCTATTTTTGATAAATGGCTTTTCCCTACTTATCAAAATCCATACTTTTTGATAAATCATTTTAAAGCCTGTAGCCGCAGCTTTGGGCCCCAACTACTCACCCACAGGCTTTCGTTTTATTAATAAGACAGAAGCTTACACTGATAATATAACATATAAAAAGTAAAAAAAGGTTCAGAACTTTTTACTTCTTGTTTATTATTAATTCATAACCTAATACATTCAACAACTGTTCAGCTTCGCAAAGTTTTAGTCCTCTACGCATCTTATCACAAAAGGCGCTTTCGCTAGCAGACCATCCATAACGACTATGCATAAGTTGTACAATGTCTTTCTGTCGTAAATTCGAAGGATAAAGATCTTTAATTATTTTTTCAAATTTAATATCAGCTTTATACTTTTCTTCGCCTTTAAAACAACCTATCCGTGGGGGAGAAGGAGGCTTTTTAGGTTCATTCTTGTATATATAAGACATCCTTAAACCTCCATTTCATTCTGTAACAGTAGTTGGATCAATAATACCTTCTCCTACAGCTAACATTACAGCCATCATAGCAATATCATCACGCCACGAATAATACGTATTTTTACTACTGATTCTCATTTCTCCCATAGTAAACTCAGGCGTTTCGTGTTTTATATACCTGCGTTTAGCTAATTCGCCAGTCAAAGAATTATTATATATACCAAAGCAATACTCTATAATCGATATCCATTTTTCAGGATTATAAAACTTAATATCCCATAGACCATCTTTTATAGTCACATAATGAAGCGGAGTTATATGCTTTAGTGCCGCTATAGCCGTGGGGTCTGATACTCGACTATGTCCATTATCTCCGCCGGTAAAACCACCTTTAGAATCCTGTTCAGCTCGTGCATCAATAATGGCATCTTTTATTTTTTGATAATTGAAAAATTTGTTTTCTACAGACTTTAAGGTTTTCTTGCCAAGTATCATTATCATTTTACCCCCTATATCTACCAATGTATGAATATAGCGTATTTTTGCTCACATTCAGCTTTTGAGCAATCGCCGGAACATCCCACCCAGCAAACCCCATTTCAAAAATTGCTGTATGCATATCACTCCAATCAAACGCCTTAGACGATGCCGAATTTCCAAGCGGTTGAAATATCGGAATCCCACCATGTTTATCCACGATATCCCTAAATACTACTTTCATAGTTTTGTGCGGCTTGTATTGCTCTTTTCCCGCGTCTGTTTCTTTCCCTGCCCTAGCTTCCTCACGCCTACGTTGCTGCTCTTGTAAATGAGCTAAACGTGAATCTGTCGATGTTAGCGGATTTGCTGCACCTTTATACTCTTGTACTGGTGTATGCTCTCCTCTAATACAAGGATTTAAGCCTATAAACGCACAATAATATCTGTCCCCACAACTTTTCAGCCTATAACATTTTTCACAATCTATCACGTTTTCAGCTCCTTCTACCGCATTATCATAGTCCATACTATATATTGTCCTATCTCACTACCCACACCTATTGCTATACCAATTACTAACGCTGTATTTGATTTCATTAGAATGGGATATCCTCATCGAACGGCACCGCATGCCCGAACTGCTCAAACTCGCTTTTATCGCCGCTTGTACCGCCTTTATCAGATTTTCGCTCTACAAACTCCACACCATTTGCGATTATTTCAGACACCCAACGTTTGCTGCCGTCTTTGGCTTAGTAACTACGTATCTGAAGCCGTCCATCTACAAGTAGTCTATGCCCCTTTTGACAGCTGTTACCCACTAATTCAGCAGCTTTACCCCAAACAACAACGGGGATAAAATCGGTTTCTTTGTTGCCATTAGCATATTTAAAAGATCTGTCTACCGCTAAAGTGAACTGTGTCACTACTTTGCCAGTCTGTGTGTACTTTACGTCCGGGTCTTTGGTTAAGCGACCCATTAAAATAACTTTATTCATTACTATAGCCTCCAAATCTTCCAAGTTTTACAAAATATGTAAATAAATGCCAATATAACTAACGCCATATATACTATCCATGCAGATACAAGCCATTTTACTAATTCAATAATCTCAGTCATGTTTATACTCCTTACACTCCTCAAACAGTACCCACCCCCTACGGCTACCATCATCATCTACAAGCGGTACATTAGCTTCGTGCCGGTCGCAGTCGGTGTTAGTACAGGGTTTATCCATAAATTTGTTACTACGTATACAGTAGGCTTTATCGTTCGTCATCGTTCGATACCTCCTGAAACCAGCTCCAACATTTAGGATTTTTTTCACCTATGCTACACTTGGCAGGAATGTTTTGAGATAATTCGTTGGTAATTGGTATTATTATTGGAGCCTGATATAATGGGCAATCAGAACACGTTTCAGGTAATTTATCAACCAGTATTTTAGTCATTATTTATCTGCTCCTCCATCTTTTCGATTTCTTTTATCCACTGCGGAAGAATCTCTCCCCTATATATGTACCAATCTTCTGACCCTGTCCAATCTTCCACAAAATAACGTGCTTCTACTGGCAGTGTTTTTACGAATTCTCCCGCTGCAACCAAATTACGTAAATGTTTTCCTGGAATTATTATGCGTAGCCTATAAGCTGTTCGGCGATAATTAAGCCCATGGCTTGTTGCCCACGTCTGTTTTGATGGATCAGAATTTACTGTTAGCCACTGGCATTTTTTAATCATTCTAATTCCACGCTTTGTATCTACAGGACACATTCCAAGCGTAAGCCCCTGTCGCGTAATACTTTCAACATCCATAGCCGCACAAAAATGAAATAATTCTCTGCTCCTACTCATATCCTCAACACCTTTCAATCATCACATATAGCTTGGCCGCAGTATTTGCAATAATGAGCATCATCATCTACCTCACCTCCGCATACAGGACATGCCCAACCTTTAGGTATTTGTTGTGGAAAAGGACAGTTTGGTATAAAATGCTCTTCGACTACCAAATTTACTTCTTGCGGTATCTGCTTTTGAGCAGCCGTCAATAAAGTTATATAAGCCTCTCTTTTCTTATTCATAGGCATTTTCCAAATGATTGGTTTTAATAAAGCTATTGATCTTTCTAACTTTAGTATGTTCATTCGGGTTCACCGTCCATAATAGCCCCGCAATTATAACAATAATGCTGTTCAGTAATATCCAACCCGCCGCCAAATACATCTGTTGCGGCATATGAGTTGCAATTAGAACAGTAGTAAGCACCGCCCCCTTCCCAACGTCCGTGCTTACGTTCCTCTACAGTAGGAAAGGTCATTATAACGCCAACGACTTTCATCAAACCCGCTTTCTGTCCTATAAAATATTCATCATTGCCTGCATATATTTCATTTCCCATTCCCTCTAAATATTTCACCAAAGCATTTTTATCTATCAATTCCATATTATTCACCGTCCATTTTAGCCCCGCAATATGGGCAGTAATTTAGTTCTGCAATGTTTTCGTCAAAACACATATCAAAAATACACTCGCTGCAAGCAATGATATCGTTATGTCTTACCCAATGCCCGTGCTTACGTTCTTCTACAGTAGGGGCTTTGTTTAACATCTGTATCATTATTTTTGCAATCATCATCGAATCGTAAGAAAATTTTGGATTATTTATATCAGCCGTTTTTTCTAGTTTTTCTTTTAATACATCTGCATCTATTAATCGCATAATCTATTCACCTACTATTTTTTATCTTTATATCATAAGTACTACTAACTATACCCATATTACAGTCATCTTCCAAGTAGGCTTCTTCTATAATATCTCGAATTTCGTCTTCTGTAGCACCATCTTCTACGTCTATTTTTACTTTATATTCATTTGTCTCAATAATTGTCGCTACTACTGTTTTCATAATTTATTCACTGCTCCTTTATTAGCTCAGAATTATCATAAATATTTCCGACAACTTCTACATCTTCTGGCGATTCTATGACGTTAAGAATGTTATCAGACACGCCGTTAGAAGTGCATTTAAGGACATATTGATTATTCCATTCTACAGCGAAAAGAAAAGCTTTAGAGTTGTAGATACTGACTATATCGCCCTCAAATATTTTCTTACCGTTTTTATCGACAAAGCCTGTATACTGACCGAACAAGGGCATTGTTCTTCTTCCATTTTTATTCACCGTCCCGTCTGTTCCATGCCGCTATAACGGCTTCTCGTGCTTGATCTGGGAAATCATATGTAATAGTTGTCATTAGCGCAAAACAATAACAGCCACCATCACACTGGATACTTGCTTCATATCCTTTTCGCACAGGGAATTCATTTAATAACGCTTCTCCACCACAGAACGGACAAGGTTTTAATTTAGTCATTTCAACCCTCCTGTGAGCAATGTTATTCCAAATAACGTAAGTGTTATAGCCCCTATAGTGTGAGTAATGACATATAAGCGGCTATGTCTGTCACTGCTGTCAGTCAGAAGTACCAACATAGACCAAAGAGCTGACGCTATAGCCACAATAATAGATGCTGTAACAACACAATTCATTAGTAAATAAATAAAATCCATGCTATTTATTCTCCCTCTTCCTTTATCCACTAATCATCTTCTTGAATGCTCTCGGTTTCGTCTATATTTTCTTCATATTCACTTTTGCTAATTATCATAGCTTTTGTGCCACCGCTCATGCTTATTAAAGCGTTTATAGCTGTTTCTTCCCAATGGTTTAAGTCTGTCTCAGAAATGAATTTACTGAATTCTGCACCAAATTTCATGTAAATATCGTTGTCAGATTTCAAATAAATCGTTATAGTATATGGCATTGTTATTCACGCTCCTTTATCTCAATTAATGGGCAATATATGTCTTTGCTATCAAGATTTTCGATAATATAGCCTGTTATAAAACATTGATCCTCAAATGCTTCGTCGTAGTCAAATACTCTAAACTGACATTTTGCACATCTTTCCGGAAAATCCATTCCTTTAATTGCTACCATGCTCTTCATCCCTCTCATAGTCTTGACAATAAGCAAAACCGTTCATTAGCACAAAATGGCAGGCATTATAACTATAGCTATCTTTATAAGTGCATTCCCCATTACTATAATGCTTGCAATTAACCCACGGACAATATAGTACTCTCTGCTTTGAATATTCATCTCTAACGTGTATCTGTACTACTACGTTAGCCAATTTAATTATTTTCATATTTTTTTAGCTCCGTTCTGTCAGCCCAAGTAATCCTACGCGATTTAAACTTAGTTGGCATAGATATAACAGTAAGCTGAATACAGTTACTACATTCTGGGTTTTCGCTCAACTCACTGGCCTTTCTATTATTAATGCATAAATAACAATAGTCTAAGTATTTCATTTTTTACTCCTACATTCTTACCCCAACGGTTTTTGTCCTTAGGCATAAATTCAGAAGGTCTACCAAAACTGTATTTCTCATTAGGGTTACAGTTGCCACAAATAAAACTTCCTAGGCATTTGCACTCATGGCACCAGCCTACGTACTTTATTTCAGTTTTTTTCATCTACTCCACTGCCTTCGCTGATTAAAATAAGTTTCAAACAAATTTATTCTCTCATCAAACTTATTTATAAGTCGGCCAATCTCTTGTACGGATCCGGCATCAGCATCATATATCAATCGCAAATAAAATTTACTCAAAGCTAATATCGATCTTTTTTTACAAATTTGGCACTCTGCCGTAATTTGATAGTACATAGGATATTCTATGGTTCTCAACTTCAAGAAATCTATACAACTATGTTCCACTACTCCACCACCTTAAACTTCTCGAAAGTCAATATCTGGGTACTTATATAGCAGCATCTTCTTTTTGATCATATACACCTGCGTCCGCATCCCTTTCGTATCAACGTAATATATATGCCCATCAGCTTCCGTCACCTTAAAATCAGCTCGATAAATAATCGGCCTTATCTTTTTACCGTCTCTCTTATAACCAGGCTGTAAAACAAATTTTGGCTGTAGTTCAACCCCTTTTACTGTCCCTTCACGCATAAGCCAATGTAATTGCCAGTAATAGTCAGCTTCTTTTTCGCTGTCAAACCGTATGCCGTCTACCTCGGTAATTGAGTTACCATATTTTAATTTAGGTTCTGCCCCGGGTAAATTCGCCGGCGCCGTTACGCTGTCCGAACGTATTTTACTTACAAGGTGTGTCGGCAGTTCATTCCACGTCGTCATTGGTACATCGCCAAGGCATCTTCAATTTCTTCCTTTTCTCTCCGATACCGAGCCACTTTCCCACCGAGCTGACTATTCTTCCGACGTAGATGTTTGAGTTCCGTCAGTATCTGCATAAGCACTGGTTTCAATACTGGTACATACTGATCGCCTGGTTCTTTTTCGATTAACGCCATCATAATTTTTATATTTATTGGTCTCATAGTTTACCACTCCAAACTTATATTAATCAGTAACTCTGTCACTGGCTCTAGCACCTTTGCAAAACACAACCCAACGAGTATTAACTCTTTTATCCCCAAATAGCGGCTGTTCCGGTGCAAGTTTTATAACCTCGCTAAATGGTATTTGCTCTGTATTCCACTTAAAAACCAAAGTTCCGAATGGGCGCAGCACTCTAAAACACTCTGCAAATCCTGCTTTAATATCAGCTTTCCAGTTTTCATCCAACACCCCATATTTCTGCGCCAGCCACGACGTTTTACCAGCTCTAACCAAGTGGGGCGGATCAAAAACCACTAAATCAAAGTAATTGTCTGCATATATCATTTTTCTAAAATCGCCAAAAAGTCCAGGGGTAATTTCCAGTTTCCGCCCATCACATAGCGTAGTATCCAATTCTCTGTTATCCTGATAAACTGTGTATTTATTATCTCGATCATACCAAAACATTCTACTGCCACAGCAAGCGTCAAGTATTCTTGTTCTCGTCATATTTTCAACTCCTTATATTTAAAAGGCCGCCCCCTACGGGCTAATCACCTCCGCAGGGGTATACTTCCCTTTATGCTTGTATATAGTTAGTATGCGCGGCCGTTTTAACTTATCGCCAGATCTGCCACTCTACAAAAACCTCAGCTAAAGCACAACCGAGCTGCCATAGGAAACCTGCAGCAAAGATAAATAATAATGTGTATACTGTTTCATGCTTAGTCATTGTGCTTCAGTCCCTTCATGACTTATACTAATATCTTCCAAAAATCTCAAATTCTTGAAGTTTTGAATTATCTCCCGCGCCTTCACGGCCCGCAGATCATCGGACCACATCAAGCAGCTCGGGCAAATATGCACCTCAAAATATCGACCTCTGTTTACGTGACTACCCGCCGTTGTATCCTTATGGCATATATCGCAATTCATAATCTCACCTCAAAACAGTTCTGACGCTATCGCCATCTGCGTACTATCAATACGCTTTTTGGCAATATCAAAATATTTTTCTTCAAGCTCTATTCCAATAAAATTTCTCTCCAATTTTTTACAAGCTACTCCGGTACTCCCGCTTCCCATGCAGTTATCAAGTACTACTCCACCAATATCCGTATATGTCTTAACGAGATATTCTAATAATGCAACTGGTTTCTGGGTCGGATGCAAACAAGTTTTATGCTTATCGCTTTCAAAATACAAAACATTTATCGGGTACCGCTCTGTGCTATCGTAATCTTTTATACAAATAGCTTTATTATATACCTCTGCTGCTTTACATTTTCTTTTGCTTGACGCCTTAGAAGTCTTACGTTCAAATCCTTTTTCTATTTGAGGGTTATATATTGGCTTATGTCTATAGAAAACAGTAATATCTTCCATAACCTGCAAAGGCATCACTTTAGCATTCAGATACCCATTTGCTATATTTTTTAACCATACCCAGCTATAGCGGTACCATTTTCGATTACTATTTATTAAGTCAGTTGTAAAAGGCTGCTTCCCAAATAATAAAACGGCACCATTGCTTTTTATTATGCGTTTATATTGATTCCAAAGAACATCAAGCTGAATTGCTTTATCCCATTTGCAAGCCGTTGTGCCATATGGCAAATCGCAGAATATCATATCAACACTGTTATCTGGTATCTCTTTCATGAGATCCAAACAATCACCTTGCCACAATGTTATATCTCCCATTGCCTACCTCCTAAAGTTGACTGTCTATCAAAACAGTTCTGACTTATTAGTGTTCAGCTTGTCAATATCTTCAGGCGTAGAGTAGTACCCTCTTGCAAAATTTTTATTTATGACTTCTCGCTTAGCTTTGGCATAAGCCAAAAACGCCAAAGCATGATTCTTCCGCAGCTGGTAAACAAACGTATTACAGCAAGCCTTAACGTCGATAATCTCCGTCATCAACGCCAGCAGCTTATCTTCTGTTGGCACTTTTTTAAACTCTGTGTAAGCAGCTTCTACCTCAGCCAATTCTTCTTTGATTTTTGCAATCTGTTCTTCTGGTTTTGCGTCCCTGAATTTATAACATGGTGTTGTTGCTTTAATTTTCATTATTTCATCTCCTTCATTGCCGCAAAGAATGTGATTGCCGCCATATACTCATCGTAATATTGCTCGTTAGGATTATTACCTTCACGTCCGTATACACTCTCTACACGAGTTTTAAATTCTTCTAGCGTACCACCTTTGTAGTTATTCCAGCATCCGCACAGGACATTGTCGTCATCTACGCAATAAGTAGTTGTTCCTCGGCGACTGCCAATTCTAACAACTTGATAATATGTTTTGTCTAGGTCTGCACCGCGGAGGTTTGCACTGCTGAGGTCTGCACTGCTGAGGTCTGCACCGCGGAGGTTTGCACCGCTGAGGTCTGCACTGCTGAGGTCTGCACTGCTGAGGTCTGCACCGCTGAGGTCTGCACCGCGGAGGTTTGCACTGCTGAGGTCTGCACTGCCGAGGTCTGCACTGCTGAGGTCTGCACCGCTGAGGTCTGCACCGCGGAGGTTTGCACTGCCGAGGTCTGCACTGCTGAGGTCTGCACCGCTGAGGTCTGCACCGCGGAGGTTTGCACTGCTGAGGTCTGCACTGCCGAGGTCTGCACTGCTGAGGTCTGCACCGCGGAGGTTTGCACTGCTGAGGTCTGCACTGCCGAGGTCTGCACCGCGGAGGTTTGCACGTTCCCCTCCTTCTTCGTTTCGCAACCATCTACCGTGACTTTTTATAATCTCCTGTAATTTTTTTGCACTTATTTTCATAGTTACCGCTCCTTTAAACTTTAGCTAATTCACCTTGACGACGGGTTGACCGTTTTGGTACTACATCAGGCACTAACGGATGATATTTATAACACCGCTCACGATCAGCAACCACATAAGTAAATCCGCTTTCTTTGTCTACTCTCAAAAACGGTTGATGTCCGCTGTATGGGCAATCAACAGTGTTAATACATTCAGCGCATTTTCGGTCAACGTCTGCGATAAAGTTAATATCGCAGTAATTGCGCTGCAAGAAGCTATCGTCGGCGTCAGGGAAAATCCTCTTTGCTGCAGCTCTAACTTTATCGCTTATTGGTGGCCGTAGCTCACCAAATGTTTTACCAGCATCAAGGTCAGCAAATAGCTTCTTCACAAACTCATTCGCCGCTTTAGAATTACGCTCAATAGCTTTCTTTTCTTCGCGAATTTTATTCTGCCGAACTATCGACAGCGCTGTATTGATGTCGAACCACGTTGCCCAGCGCGTATTGTTATTGGCCACCCACTCAACAGCTTCTGCCCAATCTTTGACCTGTGTATACTTGTATTGCTCCAGCGTTTTAGCCATAAAGTTTTCCCGCTGCACATCATTCATCGGTGGTGGAGTTAAGCCAGCTGCCCGCCATACCACAAACGCAGCCTCTATATCGCCGATATCAAGCATTCAAATCACCTCACCATGCCCATTCTTTTTTCTGCTCTGTAACCCGTATCTCATCTTCCCAACGCCTATCCTGCAAGAAGGTTTCAGGGTATGGAATATAAGCCCCGTTGCTTTCTTTCCAACGGCTTGTTTGCTTATACTGCTCAACAGCAGCTATGATTTTTTCATACAGCTCCACACATGGATCAACCAGCTTGTTCCACTCGATTTTAGCTACAGGCTTTTTCACCTTCACTGGGTATGCTTCCCAAAATCGGGCAAAATATTCTTCCCGCTCACAATCAGGCGCTTCTTGTTTCTTTTCGTTTTGTTTATTATTAATAATATTATTTATATATACTTTCTTCTCCGCGCGAGATTGTGTTACAGGTTGTGTATCAGTTTGTGTTACAAGTTGTGTTACAGGTTGTGTATCAGTTTGTGTTCGGTATACGATACACAAATCAAATATCTGATAAAAACCTGATCGACTACCTTTGCCGCCCTGGTATGAAATCAGCCCCATCTGAATTAGAGTATTCCTATGCCTACTTAACTCAGTCCGAGAAATTCCACACACCGATTGCAGCATCGTGCTGGACACGGTAAACTCTTTTTGCCAGCCGCCTAAATTGTTGAAGTGCAATAATGCCATATACAAATCAGCAGCTCGGCTATTAAGTTGGTTGAGTAACCGCCAGCTCCAAAACGCATTCATCTGTGCAACGTAGTTCATGATAATCCTTTCAGTCGTCTAAATAATTTCTTCCGATGATCTTCATAAAATCTTCTCTGCTATGGGTTTCTTCAAACTTACGTTGGCATACCCTCTTCAGCAGTAAATCTGTTTGCCTCTCTTGGTGCGGGCTGTTCTTTCCCCTATGTAACTCCGGAGTAAGCCAAACTTTAAAACCATATTTTTCACTTATTTTTCTCAACGGTCCAAAGAAACAATGATGTTCTTCAAGTGGTACATTTTGCGCTCCAGATAGATAACAATATTTTTCCATCTGTATGATACTCTTAGACATTTTATTTACCCCATTCTGCAAGCATAAGCGCCCTGTCAGCGTCGGAAATAAGATTGACACCGATCTCCCTTGCATCGTTAATAGTGCCGTCCAGTAATCGACTAAACTCAAGCGTATTGTATGTGCTACTGCCAAAATAGCATTGTAGTTGTACGCCTGTTTTTCCGTTGACAGTAACCTCTCCCAAGTCCTTAACAGCACGCCACTCTGACTTAAATCGTTCTGCGGCGTTGTGCTTTGCAATAATATGAGTAAATACTCCGTAACGTGACAACATTTCAAGATATAGCGCATCTTTATTTGTCCGTAGTTTAGCTGCCATTTCATTGAGCAGAAACCATAATGCCGCATTAGCATCGAGGCTACGATTCTTTCTGACAAGTTTTAATTCGAGCTGCAAAGGTTTACCCTCGTCAGCTTTTTTCTTTAGTTCTGCGACCTCTTCTGCCTCTGATGGTGACAGGGGGACTATAAGACTTGCCCCCTGCCATGTCTGAATCAGCTGAAGGTCTTTTACCGTGGTTTTCATTTTACTTCTACTGCCTTAGCGTTTATCGCAGCTCTTATGGCCTCATGGGCATTCACATATTTATCGTCGTTTAAGAGTTTTTCAAGTACTTCAATTTTCAAAAACTCAACATCATGCCAATCACCGTTTTTATCCTGGATTTGACACTGTACTCCGTTGATAAACCTTACCGCTCCATTCTCACTAACTGATGTAATGTTAATCGGACTTTCTACAGGTTTTTTATCCTTTTTTTCTTGCCTTGCCATTGCTTTTTCTCCGTCATCATCTTCCTGCGCCAGACCAACCATCGCGGCAAGAGCATATCTTCTGCCGTAAGTAATTGCGCTGCCAATGGCTTGCGGATCTAATTTAGTGACAGTCATTGTTAGAGTGCTGGATATATACTGCCCGCTTGAATGTGCAAGCATCGTTGTAATGTTCAGTCTGCCGTTCTCATTGATTTCTTCCGGCATCTGGATAACTGATATTTCATTTGCAGTTAATGCTTCTCTGCACGTGTTCCAACATTCAGCCAGATCTGCATATTTACTTTTGAAAAACGGATTACTGCTGCTTTTCTTTGCCCCTTCGAGCTGCCCTTGTGCCTTTGCCAAAGCGGCAGCAAGTTCATTTACTTGCTCGCTCTTCAACATTGTTCTGACCTCCAATCTTCTATTCTATTTTCTATAGTATTGGCACTGTTATGAATCCATTTCAGCAATGTACTAACTTTGGCTTCATCACCGTCCAGATCATCCATTTCCTTCAGATTCTCTAAAATAACCTCTGCTTCATACCGAAGCGAATATACTAAATCATCAAAATTATCCATGCTTGCAATCCTCCAATTCTTTTGCTAAAATGAAGGTGGACGCTAAACTTCGTAAAATTTACATGTCCACCCTGAGCTATCGAAGCTGCAACTTCGGTAGCTCTTTTTCTTTTGCCTATCATCTCAACACCCCTACTGTCACTACAGTAGCCATAATAGCAATGTATGTTCCGACAAATATTGCAGTAGTTGCTACGGTAAAATCTCTAATCATAAGCCTGCCACCTGCCCCATAGCGTAGCCTATGTCATATATCAGCTTAACTACTGTTGCTATAGCCAAAGCAGTTAAAGACCATACACAAGGCTGTTCCTTAATACTCTCTTTCATTACTACTGCTGTTCCTGCTACTTTGATTAGTACTTTCATAATTCAACCTCCTATAAAGCCTTTAACGCTGCTTCAAAATCAAAATTTTTCCTTCGCTTACGACTTCGCTTTATCCCATTAGATCGATATTCCATATTCTCACGCATAACTTGTGCTAAAGCTTCATCAACTAGCGGAGGATCTAACCTATATACCTTCCCAATCCGAAGGTATGGGACAATTCCTTCACGGCAATACCTTCGAATGGTAACCAACGATAATCCTCTGCTTTTCGCATACTCGTCACACGTCACAAGTTCCATCTTCCTGATCCTCCTTTCTTTCAATTTCATCCAATCTCTTCTACTTTAAGTAGAGCTACTTGTTAAAAAAAATAGTATCATACGGAAAGCCTAAGTTTTTCGAAATAACCTTTGCTTGACCAACGGTAACATTATCTGGGTTTTGTTCAAGTTTACGATACGTTTGAACATGGATTCCTAGAAGTTCCGCCATATAATCTTGTGTCTTTTCTCTAAGTAACCTGGCTTGTTTTAACGAAATATCTTCCATTTTATCGCCTCCTATGTGTTTCCTCTGATAATATTCTAATCTACTTTCAGTAGATTGTCAACCGCTAAAAGTAGATTTTTTCCATATCATCATTGATTTTCTTCTACTTTCAGTGTATTATATAAAAAGAGGTGAAATCATTGGGAATAAAAGAGAACATAAAATTACTAAGAGAAAAATATAAACTATCTCAAAAAGATTTGGCCCTTATCGCGGGAGTTACGGATAAGGCTGTTTCTACATGGGAAAGTGGTGCAAAAGAACCGCGAATGGGTGCCATTCAAAAAATAGCAGATCATTTTGGATTAAAAAAAAGTAATCTCATTGAAGATAATGGCCTTACCGAAAAACAGGGTTATTACATTGATCCTGAGGCAGCAAAGATGGCCCAAGAACTTTATGAAAATCCAGGTATGCGTATATTATTTGATGCGGCCAAAAATGTATCTCCGGAAGATTTAAAAGTAGCTGCAGAACTCATTTCAAGAATGAAAAAGAAAGAAGAATACGAAGAGTAACAGGAGTGATAACCATGATATCAAGGGTGGTTCTTGCAGACCTTCCTTGCAAAATAGGTGGATATTGCGTTACAAATGCGGATGGAGAAAAAATATGTGTCTTAAATGCACGTCTTACCTATGAAGCAAACAGAAAAACTCTTCTGCATGAGCAGGAGCATATTATAAATAATGACTTTGATAACTATTGTTTTGTTGACGAACTTGAAGCTCAACGTCATAAATGAATTTAATAAAAACTATAAGTATAGAGGCACTAAATTATGGATAATAAATTTAAAATTAACACTATTAATCTTACTAACATTTTGTTATTAATTATCATATGTATGCTTTGTTTCCAAGCGTATCAAATAAATTTAATATCACAAGAAATTGATAGCCTTTGGCTTATTAAATCTGGTATGGATGATATATATCACGACTTGCGCTATATTCAACGCGAACTGTCTGATATACATTCTTACCTTATAAGTTTGTAAAAACATCCCAAAAAATATAATAAAAAAAGGAAGTGAAGCAATGTACGGCGACGGAACAATATGGTACGACAAAGCACGAAAAAAATATTGTTACGACTATTGTGACAACGACGGTAAACGTCACCGTAAACGCTTTGCCACCGAAAAAGAAGCCAAAGAATTTAAGAAAGAAATTCGTGCAGAACGTGATAAAGGAAATCTTACATCCTCTACAATTACCATTGGAGAGTGGGTAATAGAATTTTTAGAAACATATCAAAAACCACACCTACGCAGTAACAGTTTTACAAGGCAAAAACAAAGTGCTAATAAGCTTGCTCCTATTGCACATATACCCATTGACCAGCTCAGCGGCAAAGAAATACAAAAGCTGTATAATAGCTATGACGGTGTTTTAAGTACCTCTTCAATAAGTAAGATACATAAGTTACTTTTCGCCGCTTACAAGAAAGCTGTGGCTCTGAGAATGGTACAATATAATCCAATGCAAGCTGTTGAACCGGTGAAAATCAAATATAAAGAAATGTCAGTATTTTCTTTTAGTGAACTGCTTCGCATCTTCCGTGTACTACGGACCAATAAATACTATAAAAAATACTACACATTATTTTATTTGCTCCTAGTACTTGGCTGCAGGATAGGTGAACTTCTTGCAATAAAATGGGAAGATATTGATTTTGATAAAAGAGAAATTTGTATACAACGCGCAAAAGACAGTGGTACTGGTCAAGTATTCCATGATCCTAAAACAAAAGCCGGTATACGTTATATTCCGATTGTCTATGATGCATGCATAGAAAGACTAAAAGCTATGCAGACAAGCGGTAAAATCACTTATATAAACGGCTTCGTATTTTGTACCGAAAGCGGCAAAGCCCTTAACTATGGAAATATCCGACGTGCTTGGGTAAAGATATGTGAGTTGGCCGGAGTAAATAAAAATATCCATACATTCAGGCATACATTTGCAACAGCAGCACTCACCAAAGATATACCCATCTTAGAAGTATCAAGGTGTCTTGGACACGCTGATGCAAACACAACACTTAAAATGTATGGACATGCAATGCCAGGATTTAACAGACATATAATAGACCTTTTTCAGAAGAAAAAAACAAAGAGTGCGACCAAAACTGCGACCATAAATCAACAAAGCTAGTTATATCAATGGTTTTAAAGCTTACAACAAGCCCTCCGGAGCCGTGTGCGGTGGTTCGATTCCACTCGGGCGTACCAGCAAAAAATTACCGTCAAAGCCTAGTTTTTAAGGGCTTTGACGGTTTTTATTTTTTGTGAATCATATTCTTGATAGTGCCGTAAGAAGTCGTGAAATGGCATTAAAAAACACTAAAGTGCGACCAAAACTGCGACCACTTTTGACATATTAATGATGATGTTTCCCCGCTCTCCACAGATAAAAAACTTTACCTGCTCCAGCATCAGGATCGTTGATGTATGCCTTGGCAAATTTTACATACTGCGCAACATCTTCTCCCCAGAGATTCGAATAATCGCTATGCAACATATTCATTAAATAATACCAGTCGTACTTATTGGCATGTACACCGTTCTGATCCATAACACGGGTAGTTTCTTCTACTGTCCAATGTTCTCCGATAGTACCGTCAACATTTTTCATTTCCGAAACTGCCTTTTTAGCAAGGTGTTCATCAAAGTGCGGACCATAAGTTATACAATGAATTTTCATCATTATAGCTTCGTAATCTTCCTCATCGATGACTTTGATTTTTTCTAATGCACAGCAAACAATATCATCAACCTGTTCTTCTTTTAATTTGTCACCGTCAATATGCTCTGCATAATGATCGTACTTATGCATTATCTTCACCGTCCTTCTTTTTAGGTTTTTCCGAAAGATTTTCAAGCACTTTCTTTGCAACCTTTTTAGCTATTTCCTGACCTTCTCTACTTGAAAGAAATGCTATTGTAAAGCCAATTAATAAATTGCCCATTGCCAACGCCTCATTTCTTTAAAGTAACAGACGATGGAGTAACTGTAGGCGGTGTAATTTGTGGCCATACAAAAGCTGTGCAGCAAAGATTATTACTGCGAACCACTGCTAAGGGCGGTTCTGTCATCACACGCAAATTATAAATTTTTCTGCTGCGGATTTGATCTGCTCTTACTCCGTCACCACAACGGTTAATCATTTGAATTACTGTCCCGCCTGTGCCATTTAAAATAACTACCGGCAGTGCATCAGCACCTGCGGGGATTGCCTGGGCAATTAACAAACAAATCTTTTCATTATTATTTATTGTCATCGCCGGAATTGTAATTTGCAATTCATTAGCAGCAACTGCCACCTCAGTACTGGCAACTAAATTAGGACATACTTTACATCCATTATTTCCACACATATTATCATCTCCTATAAAAAATAGGGCGGATTTCTCCGCCCTGTATCACGTCTTACGACGGAGCCTTACTTTTTAACCCCTTTAAACCATGTTGCAACCGCCGTTCAGGCTATTAATGCCCAAACCATTGATAATGCCGGCATTCGGGCAAACTGCGCCAATACCAGTAACCTCAGGTTTCGGAAGCATACGGCAAGAGATAGAAGCCAGTTGAGCTTCTACAGCGTTGAATTTAGCATCACTGTATACGCGGTTTTCCAGAACGACATTTTTCGTACGTTCCTGAGCAAGTTGATCACGCAGGTTTTGATACTCATAAAAGTCAATCTTCGTACCGAGTGCAGAGAAGCCAGCCATAGTTTGCTCTTGGGTTTGACGAGCAGTATTCTCAATCAAATATTGAGTACGCGCGCTGTCGATGATTCCCTGTTTTTCTACCTGGCAATTAGATACAGCATTGCAACCATATGCAGGAGCAGCACCGTTATTGTTCCAACCACCACGATTGCCTAAAAAAGCAGCAAACAGGATAATCAAGAAGATAGCAATCCCCCAAGTGTTAAAACCACCATAATATTTTTCGTCCATCTGCAAACAACTCCTTTCTTGATATTTTATTTATCACATCAGCGTTTAAGCTGTTGTAACCCTGCACGTAACCTTGCTAAATTATCATTTGGCTGTTGCCCTTGATTAATATCAGGCTGAACAGTTCCGCCGGTTCCCTGTAAATCACCGACTATATTTTTTACTTTGTTAAGATCTACACCAGCAGCCTTAGCAATAAATCCAGCCATAGGATTATTTAAATATCCATTGACCTTAGTAACAATGTCTGAACTAACACCATTCTTAGCCAAAGCGTTTAGCGCATCACCCTTACTATTGACCTTATTCGCTACATTCATCGCCGTCGCCCATGCTTCCGCAAGGCGGTTCGTGTCCTGCTGGTTTAGTCTCAGCATTTGTGCTACAGCTTGTGGATTGATCATTTTTAAGCACCTCGATTTCACGCTTCATATTCTGCATTTCTTTCAGCATATCTGCCATAAGTTCCGTTTGCTCCTGCATCTGCTGTTCTGGTGTTTTAGGTTGGGTAATTACTTTAAGTTCAACAAGCTTGTTATAATATTCATTACTGATTTTTTCTAACTCATCATACGCACTTTGAGTAACTCCAACCTTCTGCCTGTTCCCATAAAAATCAACCTGAATAATATTTGTTCCATCTACAATACAAGTCATCGTTTGTGGATATGTAGTAAGTACAGAACTGCTTGTAATTCCTAAATTCATATTGCCACTCATAGTCTTGCCTCCGTTCATTTATCTTAACTATATTATCCGTTAAATCAGCTCTTATAATCCGTCAACATTCCCTCATAATTCCCTAATATAGGCATAAAAAATAAGGCAGCCACAACTATTATGTGACTGCCTTTAATGCTCTCTTAACTGAATTATACGCCTGCTGCAGATCTCTTTCGACCGTTTGCACTGACGTATCTATTTTCATCGCTATTTGATAGTTTTTAAGATCGTGAATAAACTTGAGTTCTATAATTTCTATTTGCCGCGGCGTTAGTTTGGCTTCTGAAATGATTGCTTCAAATTCCTTTCGTGTGGACTGCGAAAGCCAATCTCTTGCCTGCAAACGGCAAGTATCCATATAATCACCTGCTCGCTGCTATAGCTCCTACTAATACCCCTCCTGCAAATCCCCAAAAGGCCTTCTGTCTCTGCTTTAATTCACTTCTGGACTTTTCTTGTTTTATTTGAATGCTCAACGTCTGCAAGGATTTGTTTTGCTCTGCTATTGTTTTTTTGGAGTTCGACAATGATTCCTGCGCAAGCATTAGCTCGCTCCTTATCTTCTGATAAGATAAACGCTGCTCTTCGATTAGCTTCTTCAGCTCGTTCGAGTTCATCTGCTGCAGTTCCAACGTGTTCGATAGCCCTATCAACAGATTTTCCTGTCTGTTTATTATCGTCTGCAATTCGTTGAACTGTTCCCTGGACATCATTATTGTTTCCGGAAGTTCCTCCGCAAAACAATTTAAAGAAAACGATAAGCACAGCAATAAGGGCAAAACTAATAATAAGATACTTGCTATACCTGATTTGTTTTTCTTCATTCACTTTCTGCCCTTCTTTCAATTTAAATTCTATTTCATTATCATTAAGATAGTTCTATTTTCAATATAATCAACCTGTACGCCGTTTTCTATACTCCTGCTTATATTTCTAGTGTTTTGGAGATAAAACAACGCACAGGCTAATTCTGCGGCTGGGTTTTATCTTATAGATTATAATAAGTAATGCACCCTACCAAAATCGCAAGAGCAATACCAGCCCAAATCAAAATACGCTGTTTTTCCATATTAGTCACCTCCTTATACAATCTTTACCAATTATGATGCCACCAGATAGCCTTACCACGAATAACATCACCGCCTGGTTTCAGTTCTCCGGCGCCTGGCACATCTGGCAATTTCCACAAGTCCCAGCGTTCAAAAGTAGTTGCCGGGCCGTAGTCGTCTAAGTCTGCTGCTTCTGCATGTGTCATTACGGTATCGGCATTAATGTCCAATCCAAGTTCCTCACACAGTACAGCTACAACTTTCGCCATACTATCTATCTGTAACTCTGTCGGTGGCACGTTGCCAAAGTCGACACGACCATCAGCATAAGCTACAGCATCTACACAGCACGCTAAAGCGATACCCACAGCCCCTGTATTGCGCCTCCATGTATGCGCCTTATATTCAGTTAAATCTTCTGTTGTCGCCATAACAGCGCCGTCGCTGTCAATGTTTAGGTGATAGTCACTAAAAAACTGGTGATAATAACCAGCTGACCAATGTAGATAGATCTTATCAATATTACCTCTAGCCCTTGCTGCTAACTGCCGTAGCTCATCTAAAGTGATTCTTTTTGTTACTGTCCCCATTATTCTCTGCCTCCTTTTCAAATGGATCAGGGACACCGTCCCCGTTTTTATCTACTAAACTCGTAGCTATGAAAGTGACAAATGCAACCATAGCCGGTCCTATAACCTCTCTTATCAGTGCTAGAAGATCAGACATAACAATCTTATCCAACCACAACCACATATACATCCACGCAGCGTAATAGGTCAGTACCAGCAAAACGACTGCAATAAAATAGCCTACAATGACAGCCATTATTTTGGGCGACATTGAGGCTACTTTATTTCTGGCACTCACTATTAAGTTTTTTATTTTCTCAAACATAAATATCACTTATCCTTACATGAACAGTTATTACATTTGTTTTCTACCAGCAATAACCGTTCACCAACTTCATCAATCCTGTTATGTGCAGATTTTGCCCTCTGATCAATCTCAGCAAATTTTATTTTTAAATCTGTTGTACGTTCTTGTTCCCTATTAATAGTCTTAGCTAAAGCGTCAACAGTCTTTTGCAGGTTCTCTATCGCCGTAGACAAAGGATTTATTATCCAAATCTTAAATACAAAACCTACTATGCCAAATAAAAAGCTAAAGATTGTTATTGAGGCCATTGCCATTTCAACCATCTTTGCACCGCCTAATCTAATATAATAGCATCCAAATCCTCTTTGCTTAACGCTGCCTCTACCTGTGCCTGTTTAATCCATCCTTGCTGCTTGCAAGCACCTATATGAGACGATAAATCAGCACACCAGGTATATACCTGAGCAGCATTAAGATACTGTATTGTTTTTTCACTTTCCCCTTCTTTATAGCCCCGGACTGGACATCCTAACGGATATTCGTTTGCAAAACGTTCTGTGCTGACATTCAGTGCAATTCCCTGCATCGTAAGCTGAGTATCTTTATCGCTATCATACCTCACAGGGCTACCGGTGCATTGAGAAATAAAACCGCCAGTAATTTTATCTGCTGTCCATGCGTCAACAAGTTCAAGCTTTTGGGCTTTTAACTCTTCAAATGTATATTCTTCGTTAGGCGGTGGTGCTAAAACAAGCCCTACACCTTCTTTAAAACTAACTAAATAACCTACTTCGCAGTCTAAGCCTGTTACATCAATCCAATACGTTGATGGATCGAAAATAGTAGGTAACTGCTCCATTGTTAAATTAGTTTCATAAATATAAATTATCTTACCGTACAATGGCTGTGCGAATCTATTTTTTGCCATTTAAATATCACCACCGTATTCTATAATTACCCAGCCGTTATTACCAGTACCTCCAGTACCTCCAGTACCCCCTATAGAAGCACTATTACCACCAGCGCCTCCTGCTCCACCAGAACCATAACTAGTTCCAGTACTACCATTACTGCCTGCCGAAGCACCACCACCGCCTCCACCGCCATTGGCCGTTATACCTAATGCAGATGACGCATTACCATTAGCCCCTTGGCTTCCTTTGCCAAAAGATCCGCTCCCGCCAGCACCTCCTGTACCTCCTGCTCCAACAATAACACTGTAAGGTGTAGAAGAGGTAACTGATTTCACGCCTACAATTAGGTTACCGCTCCCACCAGTACCTCCTGTACCATTATACGAACCGCCACCTCCACCGCCGCCTCCACCAGCAACAGTTGCTTTAGCACTTGTAACTCCAGCAGCAAATGTAATAGTATAAGTACCTGGAGTTCTATATTCAACCTTATTGTAGGGAGGCTTTCCACTGTTTAATATAGCGTATGAATCGCCACCACTACCTTTAACCCTACCGCTTGTCGCTCTGCTGTCTGCTATATCTCCAATAGCAACATAAGCAGGAACGCCGTCTATCTTAGCATTTACCCAATGTTCCCCAACTTCGGCAGTAGTAGAGTAGGCTTTCGCCGTTTGTTGCACGCCATCTTTTTTAAAATTCAATTTCTTTGCTAATTCTGCCATAATATCACCCTATCCAAAATTCAGCACCATTTGGGAACACCAAGTGTCCTTCTGTATTGTATATGGTTATGTCTTTCGTACCGTCAAATGCTACGCCGTTTATTGTGCGGGCGGTTTCTAGTTTCGTAGCGGTATTTGCATTACCTAACCACTTCGCAACACCGACATTTGTTATTCGCGCAAATTCAAAGGCATTATGTGAAAGGATTGCTGTTTCACTGTCGTTAGTAGTTATTGATGTAGACGCAGTATTATTGCCAATTCTGAAATAGTGTCCAGCGTTTTCTGTCGCAATATAGTTTAACGCCCCTGTTGTGCTAGATATAATATTCGCTTGTACTGTTGCTGATTGGGGTTTGTTGCCTAAAATAATTTGTCCTTGACTGCCTGCTGTTGTGCCACTTGATACAGCAATGTTTGCTCTGAAAGTATTTAAAGCTGTAAAAACATTAGTACCTTGCTCTATAGCCTCTTTCGTCTTTAACGGCGTCATTGCTTTGTTATCAACTACACCATCGATAGCTTCCTCTGTTGTCGCTATACCAGTAATACCGGCTAAACCTTCTAAGCTATCAGCAATATCCTGCGCTCTATCTGCCTGCCTTGTAGCTGTAGTTGCTGAAGATGCTGCTGATTTAGCACTGCTTTCTGCACTTGTCTTACTCGCAGAAGCTGAATTTGCTGATGCTACAGCTAACGTTTTAGATTCTAATGCAGATTCAGCACTACTAGAAGCCGCACTAGCGGAATCTGAAGCACTTTTTTTACTATTTTCTGCAGCAGTTTCAGCAGCCTTAGCATTTTCTTCACTTTTTGCAGATTTGGTTTCACTAGCTTTCGCATTATTCTCACTTGTTAATGCTGCATTTTTACTTGCTAATGCAGCATTAGCACTGCTAGAAGCTGATTCTGCCGAAGCCTGGGCTGTTTCTGCACTGGCAGCAGCAGACGACTGTGATGCAGCCGCAGCATTTTTACTTGCTAATGCAGATTCAGCAGAAGAAACAGCTGCACTTTTTGCGTTTTCTGCGGCAGCCACTTTTTCATCAAGTAACGTTTGAACGTTATTAACAGCATCTTCTGCCGCAGTAGCCGCAGCTCCAACAGCGGTATTTTTAGCAGCAACAGCTTCGTCCTTTATTTCCGTAGTCTCATTTACTGCAGCATCTTTTATAGCGGTCAGCTCTTCGATTGCAGTATTTTTAATATTTGTTGTTTCGTTAACGGCGCTCTCTTTGACCTGTTTCGTTTGCTCTAATACATCTTTAGCTAAAGGTAACACCCTCGCCGGGTCCTCCGTCAGCACAAGCCCATCACCAGCATCATTGATTCTAAAACTCATTCCAGCCTTTACAGGAAAAGTATTATTAAAATTACTTACATCAATACCAGCAGATAATGTCCTATTCAATTTTTCATTTAATTGCTGACATATAAAAGTTAGATCGTCAAAAGACAATTCAATATTCTCTGCAAAAAACGGACCTTGATTAACCAGGTTCATTAGCTGATACAATGGCAGCTCACGATAAATAGTTATTTTATGACCATCAGGCAGCGGATCGCCATTAGCTGGATAAGTAACTGTTTTAGCTCCAAGATCAACAGAAAAATTCTCCGTTTCTACGGCAACGCTATCATCACCTGTAATATATACTTTTATATATTCAGGATGATCCGTCATCTGAAATGTTATTGGGAATTTCGTTGTCGCTCCATTACCAACATAAATATCTTTAACTGTCGTATTCTGTACAGTCATATGCTCGCCCCCCTATATTTTTGCTGAGGCCGGAGCATCTTTAACCACAGTAGCATTTAGCATACTGGCTATGGTTGATGCTATCTTTAACTTCTCGTCCAAAGATGCAGCCTTCTTCTGCTCCTCCAACAGTAAATTTATTTGGTCTTGTATGATAGCCTCTTTATCCATAATTTCTCTCCTTCCAAATAAAAAAGCGCCTACCGAAGTAAGCGCTTTCTATTAAGTTCTAACTAACTTTATGATACTATTTTAACTCATTTTTATAGTGGTTTTGTCGGATACATTTTTAATTTTTTTACATCGCCTCTGCTCTCATATCCAATAACCTTACATTACTATTTTAACTCTTGTTAAATGGCATTTTGTCGGAAACTTTTTAAAATTTATTTCTCAAATAATTTACAATAAGTTTCCAAGATATTATCTGCTGATATGCCAAGCTTTTCCAGTTTTGCTTCTAATTGTCCTTGCTTTTTAGAATAAGTCATTACTGAACATACAAGTGCTGTAACAGCTGCATTATTACCGCACAAAGATTCTATAGCACTAATAAAATCATTTATACAATCATCATACGAAGCCCAATCCTCAATATATTTTTTTACATCATTCGACGAATCATCCACTTTTGGATCACCGCTTTCATTTATATACTTTAATTCAAACTCATTCTTAGTCATATTTTTTACTGCGTGTATAAATCTGGCGACAGCTTCTGCTTTATCGTCAGGACACGACGACCTGTTTCCGTTCATGGTATATCCTCCTTGATATACCAGCCGAAAACTGCTATACTATTGTTATCAGCTTCGGCTGGTGGTTGAAACACTCGCTATACTTTCCAAGGTGCGGCGGGTGTTTCTTATTTTATATTACGCTCCTACTTTTTTATTATCAATAATACTTTGTATTACTGGAATTACCTTCCTATAGTATCTAAATGTTTCTACCTGTTTTTGACAATGACGTGATTTGTCATAAAAATATTTACCATATTCAGCAGTTTTTAAATTATGCTGGTTCGCAATCCTGCCAACCATATTACCACTGATTCCAAGTTCTCTGCCGACCTCATCAGCAGATAAAGTATTTTCGTTTATAGACTGCATTGGTAGTAATGGTACGCCGCTCAAAACCTCTGCTGCTTTCTGCTGGCAGATATGCTTATATTCTAGCAGATCAGTCATTTGAGCAACTTTAAGGAATGTCGATGCAACTCTTGCACGACTGTTATTTAATCGAGCTTCTACTTCTTTGGCCTTCATATCCTGATTTACAGAATACGATCCAGTTTTACGAATAGAAGGAATTACCTCAGCAACTACCCACTCCTGAAAAGCTTCAGCAGCTGGCAATTTTGAACGAAGGACTAATGAGTATAATCCAGCTTCGTCGATAATTATTATTTGCTGCCTGCCTCCGGGGGTGTCCATTTCAGACACCCCTTTATGAGTATCCTTTACATGTTCCCTAATTGCTTTAGCTGGTTGGCTATACCCCAGCGCCTCTGCAACATCTTTACCTACAAACCACGGTTCATTATTTTTTTCAATTACTCTAACTTTACCAAAAGCTTCATTTTCAAAAATCTTCAGTTCGTTTTTCATAAAAATATGCCTCCCAAAATAAATATCTTGAAAGGCATACGTAAAAATGCTATACTATTTTAAGAAATAGTACGTTTTCCGTACGCCTTTCTGCTTTGAAACTGTCACGGTAACTTTGGTCGGTTAGTGTGTGACAGTTTCTTTTTTTGTTTCATCAAGTAAGTTAGGATACTTCTTTAACAAATCATCATACACTAACCCCTTGACATAGCCAGCAATACTAATGCCCACTTTTGTACAGTGGTATCTAAGTACTGCTCCAAGATCACCTTTAAAATCAATTGTTGGCCTCATCTCTAACGCTCCTTTCTCGTTTGTTGCCTTTAATTTTAACGTAATACGTTAGTTATGTCAATATACGTCTTAATGTTTTTTGAGAAAAATATTGTGTCTTATGGTTCTTATTGTTATAATGGCTTTAGGTGGTGATTAATATGTCTTTCAGTGAAAATCTAAAGAAACTCCGTGAAGCCAAGGGTATGACCCAAAAAGATTTAGCCACAAAGTTAGGAGTATCCTCGAGAATTGTTAGTTACTACGAAACGGGAAAAAGTATTCCTAGCGATCCAGAATTATTAAAAAAACTTGTAGAATTATTTAATGTAACTTTAGATTATCTGCTTTTAGATACTCAATCAAAGTCTGACTCTAAAGTCTATAAATTAGTAGAAAAACTAATATACGATACACAGAATTCTTTGCTTCACTGGGATATCTTTCCTAAAGTCAAACGTGTTCCATTCATAAAAACGATTCCAGAGGACTTAAAAGGTTCAATTTTATGCTTGGATGATAACGGCAATCAAATTGATTTAGACAAAGACAGATATTTTAATTCCACTCATCCTATTATAGATGATTTTATTTTGAGCTCTTTCCCTCAATTCAATGATTATGATTTTTTAGAACAGGAATCATATTTCACAGCAATTGATCCTATTTCACAGAATGGTTATTTGCTTTTCAAATTTTTCAGAGACAGTGAAGTCGTAATTGGACTTTTTGCTTTTATTTCAGGTCAGTTTAAATTCATTACAGATTCAAAAAAACATTCTATTATTGATGATTTGTATATAATAGTAGACAATCAAGATAATGACTTGAATAAATTCATAGAAGAATACCTTAATAAACCTTAACTTTAAAACAGCCTACGGGCTGTTTTATTTTTGTTCATAAATGTGATATAATTGTGAAAAACGTAAGAAGGAATATTATGAAAAGAATTATTACTTTATTTATAATATTTTTATCCATATTTATCTTTGGATGCACCACTGAAAAAAAACAAAATAATACTATACCTCAAAGTAATATACACACTCCCTCGACTCTTGTTGTTGATCCATATAGCACATCTAAGTTTGAAAGCTTAAATTTTGGTGATTCATTAGAAAAAATTAAAACTTTACCCACCCTAATATATTATGATGAATATCCCAACAGTCTTATAAAATCTCCAAAACATAAAAGTTATTTGTTTCAAACAAATGCAAATTCTTATTATAATATACCGTTGATATACGATGCGCCTTTATTAGAGCTCTCTTTTTTGGATAATAAATTGTATAAGATAACAGCCAGATTGGATGTAAAAGACGAAAAAGATGGATTAGAAAAATTTGAAAAAATAAAAAAAGAAATCAGCAAAATATATGGAAAAGGTCAAAATACCTCAAACCAATTCCTTAAAACTTTTTCTTTGGATATAAATAATACTCATTTTTCAATTATGTTTATCTCAAGACCACCAGTAATAACAAAAAACTTTGGCAGTTCGCCATTTGACCTATTAGTTGAATCTTGGGATAGAAATTTATACAAAGCCTTTTTAGATGATGATTTTAAATATTTTGAAGCTTCTAATGACAAAGAATCGAAAATATAACCCCCTCAAATTTGAGGGGGTGTTTTTATTTTAGCGTTCTTTTTTCGGTCGACGTCTAAAGATGTCGCCAACTTCCGGCGCCATATCATTGAACAAGATATCATATCCGTTAAAGAATAATTTGTTTAATTGTGCAGGCACGCCTAATGCTGTTCCAACAAATGTTGCAGTAGGCTCAACCAATTCGTCATAATCTGCTTTGCCCTGGTAAACCTTTTGCACCTTACCGGCAGCACGTTCCATTTGCTCTATCGTGCCTTGTACTGCAGTCATTCTATACCCGTAAGTCTGCATGCCTAAAGCCCTGCTCCAGATAGCATTACCAACCTGTCCAACCGGTCCGGCTAAACTCATAGGGTAAGTAAGCAGTTCTTTTGATATCTTTTGATATTCATCCTTATCTTCTTCAAATGGATCTTCGGCCGACAACATCAAGTTTATAAAAGCAAACATTACAAACTTAGCTCCCACAAACGAAGTAAGACGCATTATGTCTTTTTCTTTTAAGAAGATATTATACTCTCTGGCCCACTGATTATATTGTGTATTGAAGAAGCCTTGGAAGGTAGTAAACAGTTTAAGCATAGGTCCGCCACGCAAAAGCGGTGAAACCTCCGTAACTCTGCTGCTGCCAAGTGTACGTCTAATAACCGTATTGGCAAAGTCCACAGCTTCTGCTTCGCCTGCACCAGCCCTGATTTTCTTGCCATACGCCTGCATCCATACTGGAATAGCAGAAAGATTATCAGTAGCAACCAGCAATCTTGTGCCAAATTCAACAGCTTTCTTTTCTATAGGATTCAGGCTTTCCATTTCTTTCATATCCCGCAGGGAAATATCAGGAAGCACAGACCTTTCTTTCATCCAAGGGGATTTACTGTAAACAAATTCCTTGGCCGATTTATAGCCCTCTGCAAGCTGCATATTCATACTGTAATTGCTCACAGCGGCAACGACATCACTATATCCAAAACCATCTACAGCATTACCATAAAGCAAGGGATTACCCAAGTTCTGAACGGCAGTTTTAAGGTTAAGCATAATAGCAGCATTTACAGTACGAGCCCTAAGCCAATTAGCAACACTGCCCATCCAGCTTTCACCAACAGAACCGCTGTTAGTACCTTGAGGATTTGCCGCACGTTCAAGATATTCTTTAAAGGCGGAGAAATCGGCCAGGCCTAATTTTTCTTTAATCAGAGTATACATTTCCTGATCGTTCATAATTTTGCGGAAATCGCCCATAACCTCACGGAAGCACAGATCATGTATCGCATCCATAGCAACATTAAACTCTGCTCCACGTTTTAGATTAACAGGATATTTAGCCTTAACACGTTCTTTTAAATGGCCTCGTCTGGTGCTCATTGTTCTAATATTGCGGCCTTGTCTGGGGTCAGTATCAGAAATAACTTCTTGCCCAGCGTGTTTAGAACCAGTATCACCGTCACGCATCAGCGGGAAATAACCGCCACGCATAACAACAGTCTTGCCGTCTGATAACGTCAGCTCTACAGGCGACGCTTCTACTTTCTTAGGACTAAAACCTGTCCAACGAGTTTCAAGAGCTTCCATTTCAGACCAGTACATCTCTGCAATATCTATCTTAGCCTGTGCATATTTTATATCCGCTTCAGTAAGATTACGCCCTAAGAAGTCAAGTAAATTGATTTTAGTCTGTACGATATCGCTATCTACCCACAAGGCAGAACTTTCAAAGCCTACCGGTCTAGTGCTGCACAATACTCTGGCACTGCTCTCGTTTCCTAAATTCATAAGCATTTTTACTAAAACGTGCTTATCTACAGAAGTACCTAGCTCATCATATTTTTCCTGATAATCGGCCGCCTTTTCTGCAGCTTTATCCGGCAGCCATTCCCTGTAAGCCTGCGCTGTTTTTTCCTCATATTCTAAAACTTTTCTTGTTTCATTATCGGCTGCTTCTCGAATAGCTGCGCCAAAATGTTTGCTGAAAAATCCATACTGCCAGTCGTCCATCATTTCAAAAAGATTGTCCGTACTGCGCAAAGATGCTTTTAGCTTCTCCATTACTGTAGGCTGCTGTGCAACGCCAACCTGCGGTTTCCAGATAGTTTTCAGTTTATTAAGTGTTTCCTGTGCTTCAGCTTTAAATTCAGCATAGGTAGCACCTTTCTGTAAAGCATTGATACTCATTTCCTGTTTAGCGATCGCTTTGATATTTTTAAGCGCGTTTACTACATCTTCAAGCTGACTTGCCGTCATACGTTCACGAGGATTTGTAATGCTAACATCCTCATCCATTATCCAATCAGCAACTGCAACATTGTCATAAAGATCATCCATATCATTCAGATAGTCTGATAAAGTTTCTGTCTTTTCAAAATCAGAATAATCTTTACGCTTATAACCGAACCTTTCCATAATTGCTGCTGCTTGAATAAAGTTTCTTTCATTACCCCACGTTTCCCTTTTAGCTTTAGCCTGCTTCCTGAAATAATTCTGCCACTTAGCATACTGATTACGCAGTCTTACGCTTTCAACTACACAAGCATGATTAAACGCCTGGACGTTTTTATATCGGACCGCAGCAGAATAATCATCATTTTCCAATGCCACAGCAGCTTTAGCCGCAGCGTTTCTTTCGGCAGTAATATACTTTTGGGTATTCAAAGCCTCCTTTAATTTTACTCTATTCTGCAGGTCCATTTGCGCCTGGATTTTAGCTGTTTGCCTGCGTGCAACAGCAAGTTTTCTAAGAGTTTCAGCATCACGCTGACCCTTTAACAAGCCTTGTGCTTTATCCTCAATAAGCTGTGCTTCTGTATTTATCAAAAGACCGCTCTCGTCATTATACATAGCATCACGTGCAGCTTCTTCAGCAAGCCCTCTCTCTTTGTAAATATCAGGGAAGGCGTCTTGCACCATTTCATCAATATGTCTGTTAACCGCACCATTAAAAGATGGTTCTGACATAATCGTTTTAGCCAGCTCGTCACCGGAAGTAAAACCATTAGCTTCAGCAATCATATCAAAAGTTGCCATTTTACTTTCATCAAAATTGCCTTCTAAATATCTGTTAGCTACTCCCTTAGCTGTTTTTAAATCAGATGCAATATCAAGTATCTGCTCCGAAGCCATATATAACGGCTGTTTTGCAATCGCTTCTTTGACCTGCGGCTCTACATCTTCACGATATTTTTGAATCCGGTCTTTACGCTCCTGATTGAAATTAACAAGGCTTTCTTTTGTTAATAACTGTACTGCCTTATCGTGAGCTTTAGCAGCAAAATTACGCAGCATTTGCTTACGTGGTTCTGAAAGTGCATCTAACACAACATCTGGCAAAGCAGAAAAATAACCGTCAATACGCTCCATTTCTGATATTTGCTCTTCACTGGCCAGCATCCTGTCAAAAACCTGCCTTACTTCATCGTTGATTGGAACAGCATTTTTACTGCGCTTATCCGAAAAAACGGCGTTATAAACAGCAAGCAGCCATTTTTTGAACCTGTTAAATACCGGCTGCAGCTCTTTTGAAGGTGCCTTGCCTTCAAGCATATAAGTTTCTGCGGCCTCTGCCCAGCGTTCATGTGCTGCTGTTTTTTCTTCCTGCGACAAGCTATCCCAGTCTTTAGTGACACCGGCATAATCAAGCATAGTCTGACGGTCTTTTTTCATCTGCTCTGTAGCATTAGGGAGTGCCCCTTCACGCATGAGGTTCTCAATAAAATAATGGCCAACAGCTTCATGAATAACAGTACTCATATCAGCACCTTCAAACAGGCTGATAATTGCTTTGCCTTCTTCGTCCCAGGTGATAGCGCCTTTAGTTTTTCCTTCGGTCTGGTAGTATCCCTGCATTTCTTCTCGTCTCTTGCGGAGTGCATTTTCATCTGGTATACTATTATTAAGAAAACCGTCAAGGTCGGTGCCTTTGATAGCGGAATCGCTGCTATCAGACTGTAACCACTTGGCGGTTTTTTCTTTATTTACATATGCAACTCTGCCTTTTTTGATATTATGCTCAATAAACCAATTATAATTTGTGCCATTAGCACCGCCTTTACCATAAGCGCTGTTAATGGCATTTACTTTATAACGGTCACGGCTTACATCAAGATCAAGTGGAACAATGATAGTAGAGCCTTGCGCATCTTTCAAATCCAGCACTACCACCTTCCGCCCTGAATAAGAATCTAATACCATTATAGGATCAGCAAATGCCCGTGGTAATTGTTTCAAAAGGTCCGGTGTCATACCATCAAAGTGTTTTTCAAAAATATGGTTGATCCTGCCACCGTCAATAGTTACAGGCAAAATTTTACCGCCTGCAAGGTTTATCGCAAGCGGCGTAGTCATTACCTTATATGGTTTCGTTTCGTTCAACGTACCGGCTTTATATTCATCTACGATACCAGAAAAGTTATTTTCATCCTCAAGCAATTTTTCGTTAGCGCTTTTAGTTTGCATATACCGGCCATTAGGAGTGCTGACAACTCGTTTGAAGCTTAAAGGGTTATCTCTGAAATACTGCATAGGGTCATCAGGATTAGCAATCATTGCACGGCTGGTTAAAATAGCCAGGACGTCACCTGTTTCCTTTTGATTTAGTCCCGCTTCGGTCAATTCATTTCTAAAAGTATCAACTGCAGTTCTAAATTCCTCGTCGTTCTCCAACGCTTTTTTATAAGCGCTTTGGAGAGCTTTTTTATTTCTGGCGCGTTCTTCTGTATAACCACCCTGTTCAAAAGCTACGTTATTGCTTACAGCCTGGAAAAAGCCAGGATTTTGAGCCTCTGCCGCACAATACGTACCCATTGGCATTTCAATATCCTCACCACGAACAGCAGCCGCCTGCAGTTCAGAAACCTCTATACCAAAGGTATCTTTTACATCCAGGTTAGGATTTGCCTGCGCATATGTAAAAAGGGTTTCAGCATCTACATAAGCCTTTTCTTCTGTCGTTTGGTTCAGTACTAGTTTGCTGGCGGTAATATCTACGTCCTTACTGTTTTTCATCGTTTCCGCAGTACGTACAGCCTGCTCCTGCATAACTCTATTTGCATTACGGTCTACGGCAATGCTTACCGAACCTCCAAGCCCACCAAACACCGCACCAATAGCACCGGAATAAGCGCCTCTTTTAGTGATTTCTCCAAACTCCTGATAAAATTTAAGTATTTGCTCTTGAGTGGAAAGATTCGCATTTTTAGCCCATATTTCAGCAGCAGCATCTGGGTATTCCTGAATCCATTCAGTAATGCCTTCTGTCAATGCAGTTTTAAAAACTTCTTTGGCCTTACCGCCCATAGTTGCGATTTTAGCGGCTCTTGCTCCTGCTCCCATGACTTTGCCCAAGCCCACTTTTTCAAGAGCAGACTGTGCAACAGCGTTTAAAGACGCCGCAGCTCTGGCTCTGTCATTAGATACCCCAGCTTCAGTAAGATCTAAATATTGGCCGCCTGCAATCTGACTGCCCATAAAAGCAGCAGCACTCCAGCCGCCTGTACTGATTGCAACGCCGACCTGTGCCGCTAATTGTGGTGCATTCTGCAGTAAGTCATAATAAAACTGGCCTGCCGCAGTTTCAGCCTTTACTTCTTCCGGCTTAAATATTTCACTGCCACCAATGCGTTTAGCTTCAGTACCAATAGTTTTTAGCTTATCTCCACCGACAGCATACAAAAGCCGTCCTATTGTATCTGCGCTAAAAACCTTGGATTCCGTTGTCAAGTCAACAAAATCAGCAAGCAGTGCAACTGCACCATAACCGCTGCGAGCAACATTCTTAAAACCATTTTTCAGCGCTGTAATACTTTTCCAGTTATTTTCTTGCTCGCCCCAAAATTCTGCAGCTTTAGTACCGGCAATGCTCATAAGCACAGGGTCTTTTAACGCCTCTGCTGTTCTCGGTGCGATCTTCTCATATTTATTCCAGTCATAATCAAAGTTTTTAGGTAAATAATAATCAGGATTACGAGCTGCCATTTGAAGCGATATATTATTTGCATTAGCTCCTTGTAATGCTTTAGTCTTTAAATCGTCTGGTATAAACTTTCCTGCCGCTGCTACATCGTACAATACAGACCTTGCCATATTACCACTCCTCGTTAATTTCTCCTCTTAATGCCGCTAAGTGACGTTGTTTGATAGATTCAATAGCATCACTGAAATTCATTGCCGCCAAACCAGTGCGCTCACTGGCTCCCCAATCACTGAACCACGGAGCACTTTCATTTTGCTGTACTGCGGTTTCATTCTGCTGTGGCATCTCCAGTAAATGCGGAGCTGCATCTACACCATTGCTCAAAGCTATAGCAGCAATCTGCTTATTGAGCTCCTGGATATCCATAGGCCTATTTTCTTCTGTAACTTTTTTCAATGCCGATACTTGATATAAATCATTAGGGTTTATAGCTCCAAAAAATGTTTTTGCACTTCCCAAATCAATATTATTGCCGTTACGTTTTTGATAAATATCTATATAAGGGGAAAGATTAGGTGAAAGGCTACTCTTTAAAGAGCCCCATTCAAGTTGCTTACTATTGAAGCTTTTATAAATAGCACGATTTTTAAACGCCTCTTTTAGAACTTCGTTCCCTGTCGCAAATCTTGCATCAGGATCAGTAATATCTTGCAATGCATTATCCAGAAAAGCCTGCAAATCTCCGCGTTCCACTTTATCATCAATAGTTTCATCAATTATAATAGCTAAACGTTTATCAACATCCTTATTTCTTGGATCTTGATTTCTAGCAAAAGCCAATAACCTGCTTCTATCTGCTTCACCCAAGACTGTTGCGTTTTGGTTAATTAACGATACTGCTTCGGCTGGTGTTACAGTGCTATTCGTAATTGCATCCTTGATTGATTTATAAATGCCACTATTAGATACCGCAGCGGCAGCTTTTGTCTGAATGCCTATTAAATCATCACCGAATTTTAATAGCGTCCGTTCTACATCCGCATCTCCACCAGAAGCACTAAAAACCATATTTCTCATATCCTGCGAATCAATAATACCTGTTTTAAAATTGTCCCATAATCTTTGTTCTATATTTTTTATGATCATATTTTGCTGATTAGCTTTAATAGCATCATTAATATTTTTCTGTTGCACATAATTGTTCCAGGCCTTCTGCCTATCTTCCAACGTAGGCGCATCGCTTATCGGATGAGCAAAACCTAAAACTTTATAATGATCTAAATCCAAAGCAGCAACTCCATGCGTACCGCTTTGAATTACTTTTCCTGTAGAAGCATCATAAACCCCTACATGATCGCTGTCGTCATTATCTTCCCAATCCCAATAAACAATATCACCATTTCGAAGCTGATTCCGTTGGGTAAAAAATACTCCATTGTCCTTTGCATCTTCCATATTGGTTGGCGCCCACGTATTTCCTTCTTTAGCTCCAGCAGATCTCAACCATCTATTGATACTAATAGTGCAAGTATTCTCACCATAATTATTACCTATATCTGCACTAGCTGCTTTTACAATCGCCTTACCATCAACCTCTGTTTTAAAATTATCGCCAAAGATATAATCACGTGCAGCGCCTTCATCCTCACCAAAAGTAGCATAAAGGTTCTGTCCCATGTTAAACAGCCGTTCTTCTTGTTTGCGAGCATAAACATTTTTAGCATAGGCACTCGTTACGCCCGGATCCATATAAGGACCATATTTTTCAACATAAGCTTCGGCCGTATTTATATCGCCATTAGCATAACTTCTGTCTATCAACGCCTGACCTAATACTCCAGTCCATTTTCTATACTCTAAATCAAGCCTTTCTCTTCCATATGTTCCATATCTGGAATTTATGGCGTAATCAATTTCTTTTTGTACATCGGCTATAACTGCAGGGTCATTAGGAGATAAAACAGCCTTTTGAACAGAACTATTTATAGAATTAGCAAAAGTAGTATTCTGCCAGGCTTCAAACTGCTGCGCTCTGTATTGCCCCAAAACTCTGCGATTAGCATTATCAGTTTGCTGGGTGCTGTAATCAAATAACATAGCACCTTTGCCGTACTTTACGCTTTGAGGACTTTGAGCCATAAGCTCGCTGCGTATCTTTCTTTCACCAGCTTCATACTCACCGACAATGTCAAGAGCGCCTTTTTCTTTTTTCTGCATCAACTGCATTCTTAGATCGTTAGTACGTTTTACATACTCATTATTAGCCTGCAGAACGTCGGTTCTTATGATCTGCTCTCTTACATGCTCAACACCGGCCTGAATAATTCTACCGGTCTGGGATGATTCTCTTGCAACAGCCTGCTGCCCACTGTTATCATAGCGGACATTAGATACTTTACTTGCCGGCGCTCCTAACTGCGCACCTACTTGGAAAATGTCGATTGCCATGTTCTAGCCTCCTTTTGGGTATAGAAAAAGCGCTTTAACAAATTGTTAAGCGCTTAAAGGTGTGTTATAATGTTGTCCGAGATAGTTTAACTATGTTGGCTTATCAGTCCGTAACTGATTGGTGGTGATCCTATGAGCATATATCAAGCATTATCCCTAATGATAGCGTTTGGTATTCTCGTGGCTACCATTATTCTTGCAGTAAGATAGCAAGAAAATAAGCCCAACGTAAGGTCGCGGGCTCGTTTTCAATCACATTCTTGTTACGAGATGAGCTAACGCTACCACACGTTAAACTATCTCTTTTCAAGTTTTAACTTATTCAGGAGAGAGCTGACACGCCAATATCAAACTATCTCTTTTCGTTTATTATATAATACATTCCGTCCTAATGCAAGCACAGTCCGTATTAATGCAAGTACAGTCCGTATTAATGCAAGTACAGTCCGTATTACTTAACTATGCTCTCTTTATCAACTCACTTTAGAAGTAAGTTTTCGGCTTCATCGGGAAATAACTGTAATTGCCTTGCCTATAGCCAGTTCCACTACTGTTGAATTGATATGTAGCACCTGTTGTTACACTAGGAGTTGAAGAACTGGAGGAAGCACCTTGCTTTCCTGCGCTCTTAGGACTGTATAAACTACCTGCAAGGGATAACCCACTCATAAGCATATTATTCATAAGTGCACGCTTACCGGCTTTACGGTAATTGCGTGCATTTTGATTATAGATATCACGTTGATTAACAAGGTCAGTAGACTGCTGAAAAATATTCTCAACGCCTTGCCTTGAATTATAGCGTTCAATAGCAAGCTCTGTTTCCATATTATACGCACTATCAGCTAAAGCGTTTGCCGCACTGCCTGAAGCTGTTATACCAGAAGCGCCTATATTAGCCCTCTGCTGGCTTAACATAGCGTTCATACGCCGGCGTTTGTTTTCTTCGTTGATAGTATTTGACTTAGACTGTTCTTCAGCCTGTGCCTGCAGTTTATCTGCGTTCTGATTCGCTATCTGAGCATTTACCTCTGCCTGTTGAGCGGCAGCGTTATATTGCTGCTGCTGCGCTCTGCCCGAAATAAAGCCACCCAAAAGAGTGGCGCCTATTGTTGCCGCTACGCCCATTATTCATCATCCTTTCTAAACTCAAAAAAGTGATGCGGCAGATTATAAACTCCATGCGGCGCTGGTTCATGTATTTCTGCGCCAAGCCATTTAAGCCAACGCATTATATTATCATTTCCAACGTTGACCCAGTTATATAACCTGTCGTATCTCTTTAAAAGCTCTCTTACAGCCTTTTTAGTCTGCCTTCCGACAAATACCTTATGGTTCTCCATTTCCTTCGTCATAAGCAACCATACGCGCCCCTCGTCGCTCATTATCGAAGCTTTTCTCACTCCATATACAGCAGCGGGTATACCGTCAATATGCAGGCAACCGATTTCATCACTGTGCTTCAATCCATCTGAAATATCTTCAAGAGCGTTAGGGCCAATAGCACAAAATAGTTCACTGTAATTATCTGGTTTAAGATTAGCCGCTATATACTCAGCATCTGCCCTTGTGGGCTTTACAAATTCATACTTTGCCATAATACACCTTACCCTTCTATTTCCGGAATCAAAGATAATACAGTCATCGGCAGCGGGTCAGGCTGTTTAATTATTATCTGCTGAGTTTCATCATAAGTAGCAGACTTGATCGTTACTTTAAACTTGCCTGTTTGCAAACTAATCGGTTCCCCATAGGCTTCATTACTGCGCCATTTAAATTCATCTAACTCATTCTCCTTCATTCCAAACAATCCACCACGGCTATCTTTAAGTAATAATGTAACTGTAGCAATTCGTTTCTTCCGACTTAAATATGTGCCATCTTGAGCTGTAAAATCTATAGGCAGTGTTTTTATTTCCGCATCTATAGGCAGCCCTACATGGACCTTCTTATATTTATTTCCAAGAAGAACCTTGCCGTTTTCTACAGTTTGCTGAGGAAGTACATTTCCATCTGCCAATATAGCCACAGTATACCCTTCTAAATGCTCAAGACCTGATATTTCATCGGTCGGCTCTCCTTCATAGGTTATACCACTGTCTACGAAAAACTGATCCTCTACATTAGTACTTTTATCACGGCTTTCCATTATTTCCACATAATACTGCCCGCCACGCTCAATTACTGCATATAACTTATCTTCTGTTGACCCTCCGATATTACATACACTAACAAACTTCCCGCCTGCCGTGGTATGCTGGTGCCATGCGTAGATATCCTGTTCCTTTATGTAGGTAAGCCCTAACAGCAAACCATCATCACGCACACACCAAACAATACTGTTAGGTATCTGCTGATAGGTCATAGATATTATTTTATGCCCTTCAAACAAGTGCGAAGCCAATAAATTTAAATCATCACCGGTATATTTATCAACATCATAGCTGTAAGCAAGGTCACGTATGATATTGCCCTGGTGCTGCACATAAATAATCCTGCTGCCGATAGTGACAGGATTAACATCTGACACACCCCTATATTCCTGCGGTTGACTTAAAACATTGCTTCCTGTAATGGCTTTGCCGCCGCCACTTACTTTAAATTCACCGCCGGCTGTTAACAGCAGCATTTCACCAAAAGCTATAATTGCCTTAATGCCATTCATTTGTCCACCGTTTAAAGTAGCCGTAATTCCATCATCATCGGCAGACGGTATGCTTGTTCCAAAGTTATAATAGTCTCCTGTTTTACTTGTCCAGAATGTCTGCGGAAATCCTTTACTTCCCGCAAATACTAACCGGTCTTCATAAAAGCCTGTTGCAGAAGGATACCCTTTTTCACCATTCCAAGCAGCAAAAGCAAAATCGCGGGTTTCGTCTGTAGAAGCTAACTGTTTTTTTACAGTCCCTTTCACTACTGTAGGACTGACATATTCGGTGATCAATACATGGCCCGTATAATCTCCCCCGATGCTTTGAATGGTTATATAGCCTCTCTGCTTCTCATTTTCACCGCTCCAAACGTCTGTATTAAATTCAGTAGAAGTAACTCTATAACTGGCAATACTTTCAGACGTGTTCTCCTCAGTCAAGCTATAATTCTGGCTTCTGTTCCCACTCTGTGTTCTTACATTTACCCATTGCAAAGAAACAGGATCATATTTTTCCAAACTAAAATTACCATCCCAAAAACCAAAACTTTCTACATAGACATTGGATTTCGGCAATACGCTAACCTGCAGATCTCCACCTGTACTAATTGGTGTCCCTTTTTTGTAATCTGTTTCTAAAAAGTGAGTTAGAGAAAAAAGACTCCCTTCATCACCCTTGGAAAAAATAGCCGAAGAAGCAGTCAGGGTTATGTCACCATACACCTCCGAAGCTTTTACTGTTGCATTATTGCCAATAGATAAAGTGTATGAAAGCCTAATCCAACCATCATTACCACTCATACCACTAACATTACCATAGCCACCATTGCCACCAAGAGCACCGGATCCATAACTTGTGCCATTACCACCATCATCAGCAGCAGTTGCACCTTTTCCGCCACCGCCACCCAATGCATTGATTCCTAAAGCACTGGAAGTCCCACCACTATTACCATTATCAGCACTACCAGCAATTCCAGTTTGTTTTCCTTGTCCACCTGTACCTCCTGCACCAACTATTAAAGAAATTGGTTCAGAAGGTATTTCTAATATTTCTTTTGTTATAAAAGCACCTCTTCCACCTGTTCCACCACTAAATTTGGTTGAAAGATGTTCAGTTTTTCTTTCTATGCCACCGCCACCGCCGCCACCGCCTCCAGCCATTTCAATATTTATTGACAACGCCGAAGACGGTATTGTTATATTATATGCACCTGGTTTTCTCCATTCTAATACTTTAGTAATGATGCTATTATTATTATACCTAGTTTCATCAAACGGTCCGCCTGTAATATCCATTGCCTCAAAGCGCCAATCTAAATTGCCATATCTTGTAAGTGTCATCGGCGCATGTGCCGGATGAACAATGAAAAGAATATCAGCGCTCTGTGTATATTTTATTTTTGCGGCATCTTCTAAATCTTTATCAGAAAAAAAGTTTTCTATGCTATATGGTGTGCCATCTTCTTTAACAACAATACCACCATTTGTATAAAACTGGCATCTGCCAGCAGTAATTTCAACAATATAATTTTGATCGGTGCTGTACATAAATGGTATTAGCACAGCCTTTTTATTATTATAAGTCTGCGCTATGAACTTAAAGCCTGGTCTATTAGCAGCGCCACCATAACGCAGAACGAAAAAATTTCTTAAAACAGCAGCTCCGCTGTCATATTTAGCAATATCAGTACGTCCATACATAGACGGTGACAATTCACCGCCGGCAAAACTTGATTTTAATTGATAGAGTGCCATAATTATGCCCCCGTAAATCTTGCTGCCGCTAATCTGTCAATGTGCGGATCCAGCAAATGTTCTTCATCAGCGTCAGTAGAACTGGCTTCTGCAAAATAAGCGTTATAAGCCTGGATACACATCTGCGTTAAATCCAATTTGCCGGTCAACGCATAAGCAATTTCTGCAGCGAGCTTCCATCCAAATGCTTCTACAAATTGAGCATCATATAAATCTGCGTCAGTAACATCTACAGTGTATTCAATCCAGGCATTGCCGATATTAGTATAAATAGCTTTCCCCTGTTTATCCGAAACGATTTTATATTGGTTATCTCTCGGCAAGCCACAAAAATGCTCGTTATACATCATTCTCAGGCATACTGCATCAGCAGGGTAACGATATGCATACTTCCAGTTAGGAGGCACATCTTGAAGAGCAGCTAACTGTACACTTCTTGTAGCAAATGTCCAGGGGAATTTCCTTAACACGGCCTGTCTAACATAGTCATAGCAGCGACGGCATACTCGTGCCGGCTCGCTGGCTTCGTCAAGTCGTTCTATTGTAGCTACGCCTATATGATTAAGTGCAATATTACAAATCTCAACCTTATCCATAATTTCACCTCTGTTATAAAGAAAGCCGGGGACATATGCCCCCGGCTGATTTAATCTTGCGCCAGTGCCACTAATTCATTAATAATAGCTTCCCTGGATTTCTGACTTGTTTTTATTCCCTGTTCTTTGGCCAATTCTTTTAAATCATTAAAGTTCATTGCTTCATATTGGAGATAACGCGGATCGTCATTACCGGAAGATACTGCTGCTGGTCTATTAAGTTTCACAAAATGTTCAGGAACCTTAATATTATCTGCAAGCATTACAATATCATCACGCCTATACATACGACCCAAAGTAAAACAATTACGCTTTACTTTGTAAGTAGCCATTATAAAGTTACCTGAATGCCGTCAGTCATATAAGCAAAGACCTTGCCGCCCACAGCCTCACTAGCTGTATAAACCAATCTAATATAACGATTACCGTATTTGATTGGAGAAAAGAATTGTGCCACAGTACAAGCCCTTGTTTGAATCAAAGAATCAGGTACACTTACCTCAACCTCATCAGCAGGACTATCAAATCCCTCAGTTGCAGAAGATTGTACTTTAACCTTAGTAATCTTGCCGGAAGTCATTGGTGTGGTCAGTTTTACGTCAAAGTACAGCGGATGCATAAACCCGCCTGTACTTCCTAAATCAATAACATTGCTGTTTGCGCTTGCGCCGGTAACGGCCTGATTCTCAGACAGCAATAATTGAGCATCAATACGTGCCATTTTATATTCCTCCTTTTTAAACAAGCTGAGATTCAGTATTCAGAATAGCTGCGCAACGCTGGAACGGAACGCCCCAGAAATTAACAACAGGTTTTCCTTCAACTGTATCAATAGACAGCATAGTATTTTTGTCATTACGTGCAGCCTTAGCCATAAAAGCCTCAAACTGCTTATTGCAGAAGATCTGCAAATTGACATTATCAGGATTTTCAATCTGATAATAACCCTCGATCAATTTGTCGAAGATTGTAGTAGTAGCAGGATCTTTTAAATCAACATTGGCCAAACGCACAACATAACGAGGATCTTTAACCGCAAGGCCCATGGACCAATTATATTTATTGGTATGAGCAAAGAATACCTCGCCTTTATCATTTGTTACTTTTTGTTTACCCAAATATTCATGCGTAAAACCTGCTGTATCGCCTTCTGGGAACAAGCCGTATACCTGCTGCTCTCCAAAGCCTACAAACCATACAGAAGTCAGGTTATCACCCTTGCCGCCGCAATCAATGATTTGGTCTGCCCAAATATCTTCCTGATTGGTCTTACTGTAAAAATAAGCGCCTAAACCAGTGAATCCTGCAGGATTGATCTTCTCATCGCCATAGAAAAGCGTAGTCGCCATTTCTTGGTTCATTGCTTCAAGAAAGGCAGCATTCTCGCTCATCATCCAAGAAGCCTGCATATTGTTCTTTCGTGCAAGTTTTTCGTCGATTTCAGCCAGCGCTTCCATCTCGCCGCAAGTAAAAGATACTTGCTTAGTTTTAGACTTGCTCGGCTTAGTCCCGCGGTTAATCATTCTCCACGCTACTTCCGGCAGAGAATAACGCAATGTAGCTTCCTCATAGTCCTTAGAGTTACACATTTTGAACGGCATAATTTTTAAAATCTTATTTGTTTTGCTTTGCAGTTCAATAATTCTTTGATACTTTTTGTCGAACCCTTGACGAGACGCAAAGTCTTGAAGGGTTGCGAAACCTGTCAAATCTGGCATTATTTACCACTCCTTAATATTTTTATTTGAACCCGCCGCCGGGGAAAAACAACTCGGCGTCGCCCAGTTCCTTAGATTTAGGCGCTTGCCCATCAGGCGGTTGGTCTTCCATAAGCAAGCCTCCAATGTTTTGCAGCATTTTTTGTATTGCCGGATGATTGGCCACACCTGTATTTACAAGTACCTGCATAGCCTCACCACCGCCAAAAGTATTAACAGCTAATTTAGCAGCAGCAATGTTCTCACGAGAAATAAGCCCCTGCTTTTGACATTCAGCAGTCCAACCGTCTACAATTTCCTCCTGCTTATGCATAACGTCTAAAACTACTTTGCTATGCAAATCAATCAGCTTAGTAGCCTGCTCCTGAGTAAGCTTTGCATCTTTAGCAATCGCTGTAAAATCAGCTTCCAATTCTGGCGAAAGTTCCAGCCCTTCCTGTAGGTTGAACTCATATTTGTCAGGAACAACAGGCTCTTGCACAGGATCATCAAATACATTTTTAGGTGTAGTTACAGGATCACCGTCACCTGCAGGCGTTGGCTCTCCACTCGGCTCACCTTCAGGAGCAGGTTCTATTACAAACGGGTCACCGGAAGGAGCAGGTTCACCGCCTCCACCAGCACCATCTGCTTCAAAAAATATTTGTGTAAACTTATTCATGTCTTACCTCCGCTATGTCGTTATCTACTTTAAAAAGGTCATCATCTTCTAAATCAGGAGGGTGTCTAGCGCTCTCTGCTTCATTACGCATCAGCATCTCTAAAGAATGTCCATCGTTCAGCATCCGGATATTCTTTAACAAATCAACACCTACAGCACGTTTACCTGATAAGAAAGCATTGAAGTATGGCTCAGCTGAAAAAACCGCTGTTTCGACCTCTGTGCTTTCCAAAATGGCATAAATAAAACGCCGTCCGTTCTCGGTCCGCATAATAACGTCCAAGTCGTCCAGCGCTTGTTGTGCAAGCATATTCATTTTTTTGTTTTTCATTAAATCCCGCCTCCCAGCAATTGATCTAATGCATTGCCACCATTAGCAGGTGTTTCACTCATTAACCTGGCCGCATCAGCATAATCCCTAACAGCAGGCGCAGCAGCAGCCATCTGTTCAGCTTGCATTTGTTCCTGCTGTGCCTGAGCACGCTGTTTGCGAAGTTCAGCTACTTCGTTTTCATCACGCACTATCTTTTCTTTGACGCCAGTAGATTCTGCGAAACCTCGTACAGCTTCATCAAGATTGATGATATCAAGCACTTCAGGCTGAGCAGCAGCAAGATTACCAACAAATCCAACTGTACGCTCAATAGCAGGTATTTCAACCATTTTCTGGGCTTGAGCCAAGATAGAAATGAAGGATACTTTTAATTCGCTTTTGTCAATCTCCTCCGGCATAGGCGGAAACAACCCATGTCTCAAACAAATATCAAAAGTGCGAAGCGTCATAGGTTCTAAAACCTCATTGTGCATTTGCTCAAGTACCGGGGACAACATCAGGAGCTTTTCTTCATGCCGCTCTGCAATCTCACGTGCAGTCATTTGAGGTCCATCCTGAGATGTAATCATCATAAACAAATCATTATAGAACGTTTCAGCTATCGACCGCCGTTTCTCCTCAGACAATGCTCCTATGCCTTCATAGGCCTTTGCTCTTGGGTCCACAAGTGGATAAGCCTGCTGTACAGTTCCATCAGGATAAAAATTTAGTCCTCCTGGCATTCTGTCAAGCTTCTTCATTGAAGCAGGAAATGCCATCGCCGGATCTGCAGCATTATCAATAGCCCTAAGTTTATTCTTCTCAATCTTCTGCAACTGCATACAATCGCCCAAAGCATTATGACCAGGTCCAGAGCCATATACACCATTTGCAATCAAGGTCCAGCGTGGCATGAGGAATGGACATTCCCTAAACCCTGATATCTTCAGGAATTTGTCATTAGCACCTTTTTCATAGTGATATGAGCGCCAGGGGAAATTGCCTAAAGCCAATTTGTTAGGATCATAATCATCATTACGCTCTATAAGCATTTCAATATCAAAGTATGTTGTGATATTTCCGTTATTATAAGCAGATTTCACGCTTTCCGATACGTTATCAATACCATATTCTTTAACGATTTGGTCTGCGTTTAACCTGAAGCGTCTAGCGAACGTATAAACTCTTCCCCTTGCATCTACACCACCAGCATATTCACCGCAGGTGTACGGCCGCATCCATATGCCATAATTGTAGTCTTCCAGCATCAGAGAAGCCCCTGTACCAAATTGAGCCATTTCAGCCTCAATCTGCTGCAGCATATTATAAGCATTGCTCTTAGAATAAATGCTGCTCATAATCTCCTGGCAATCATCTAACCACATCCTTACAGCGTGGTAATTAGCTTTTTCTTCATCTTGCAGACCAAGCTCAAACCAAGGTCTTGACGGCGATGTCAACCCGCTGTGGATACCAGCTGCACATTTACCAACTGCTTTTTGGGGATGCGGGTCTATAAGGTATTCGTCACGTCTATGCCCTTCTGTGCTTTGGATATCTTCCTCAAACCTGCCCCTTGTCGGATTTATATAGCGGCTTAGCATCCTCCACGTTGGCTCATATTGGCTGCGCAATGTATAAAGCTGGGAGATAGTATGTTGTTTTCGTCTTAATTTATCGCTGTCACGCAGCATATCTTTGATATCCATAATCATTCTCCCAACAACATTTTCTTTACACTATCAGAGGTAAGCTGCCCACCAGTCTTATTGGTATAGCTTCTTCCACGAGCTTTAGAGAGTTTTTCAAGCAGGCTTTGTCTCTCGCCCTCTGTCGCACTATCAATAGTGGCCACTGCTGTACTGCCAGGAGCGCTTTGTTTTATAGGTTCAACACTGCTGCCTCCACCGCCGCCACCGTGTAACTGCATCATAATCTTATGCATAGTCTCACCTCCCTTCACATACCGGCAAACGGATCATAAACCCTTTGTCTATTATAAAATTGTGCTTCTGTTATCGCCTCTTCCCTGCTTACAACAGATTGAGCAAAAGTTAAAGCTAGTGCGTCTGCTCTATTAGGAGAGGGAACACCTCGCTTTTTCATAGCTTCTTTACTTTCAAGTTGTATTAACCCGCTAGTATTAGGTACTGTTTCAGGACCCATTAAATCATCCGCTAAAGTCTGGTCATCTTCTGGTATAACCCCGCCTTCTTTCAACCAATCTTTCATATTAGCCCACATCTCAGCACGTTTATTTTTGCAGTCTTGCCTGTTTGACTTCCCGCCAAAAGCAATCAGTGTCCACGATCTGCCCCATGCGTCACCAGCGCTCTTGATTCCTGTACCATAGCCTAGATCAATAAACACCGCATCAGCCTTGTATTCGTCCTCGAATCTGGCTAATATGCCTGCTATTTCAATGTCGTTATCGTTCTTAGTAGTCGCAAACAGCTTTTTCGTGAATAGCCCTTGCCTAAGATAAATAACTGTTTCGTCTCCTCCTGTCCATGCAGGATCACAGGCTATAATCACAGGAGCAAATCTAAATTGCTTTTCTTGTAACGTCCTACGTCTTGCTTCATCAACTAAGGCGGTACTAATAAATTGTTTCTCACTAGCCGAAGGGAATTCGCCCTTCACGCGAATTTTAAAGAAGTCACTATCCTCGCCGTATTGCACCCGCCAACCCTCAAGTTCAGCCTTGTTACTTATCTTAACAGTTCGGCTATCAATTTGTTTACGGTTCCATAAACTTCTGTTTTTATGAAAGCAAGCATGAAAACGTCCACTACTCTGAGTAGGATTTCCAAACACACACCAAATGATTTCCGTATCAGCATCTGTCATTGCACCTTCAGCTACTTCCCAAATGATATCCGATATCTCAGAAGCTTCATCGAATATAACCAGAGTTCGCTTGCCTTGGTTATGTAAACCCGCAAACGCTGCAGGATTACTATCATTCCATGGTATTGCATCTATACGCCATGTCTTTTCATGACCTTCTTGGTTAGAATAAATGCTTGTTGCTGAATAAGTGAATAAATCTCTTGCTACAAACAAGTAATACCATTTAGCTAACTCTGCCCAGGTTTTTGTTTTGAGTTGTGTATCTGTATTCGCTGTAACAACGCCCTTTGTATCTTCATGTGTCGATATAGCCCACAGAATAATCCATGCCACCATAGCAGACTTACCAATGCCATGTCCGGATGCAACGGCTTCACGGATAACCTGATCTGGCGTTTTTAATCCTTCTTTGATATCGTTCAGCAGTTCTATCTGCCATTCATCAGGTCCTTCTTTGTCTTCAAGTTGAGTATTAGGTTCTCCCCACGGGAATGCAAGCCGTACGAACTCCAAAGGATCTTTACTGACACTTCCAAGAAAGTCTGTTAGTGCCTTTATATCCTTTTCTGATAAAGCAACTCTAGGCATCGCTATCACCCTTCTTACGACGGCTAGCAATTAAACCAGCAATATCGCCTTCAAGATTTACATCTAGTTGTTCTTTAAACAGCATATAGCGCTTACCCAATAGTTCTGCTGCCTTAGTCCTATCACTTAGTCCAGCATCTAATCCAAACTGGTCCTTTTCTTCTCCACGCATTACTCTTGTTAAATATTCAAGAACATCCTCAGCTGTAGCAATCTTATCACTATCAACTGCTGCCATTCGTGCATCTAAATATTGCTTCACCTTGTTATTCCTTAGCAGTTTACTAGCACTGGCCGCCGCTGAATTATCAGTCTTACACGTTGGATAAGCTTTTTTGTATGCTTCAGTTTGATTGCCGGTTTCTATAAAGTAATCAACAAAATTCTTCTGTGCTTGACTAATTTCATCCACTGTTATCACCTGCCTTTAACACATTCACCAAATAATACAGGATATCTATTTCTCTAAACGACCTTGCTACTTCTACTCTAACATTGGCACCTTTATTTCTCTTTCGTTCAGCTTTATCAGGATATTTCTCTTTATATTCATCCCAGGGCATTAGATGATCTAGTTTATACATAGTACAGACTTTAGAAAGTTTCTCGCTGTATACCTGTTCTCTTGAATATAGATAAATCATTCCTTTTAGCTCTAATGCCTTTGCTATCTTCTTTATCTTGCCGGTCAGATTTATCCTCATATCTCCTCACCACCTTTGCAAATAAAAAAGCACCTAACCGAAGTTAAGTGCCTTTATATTAAGTTATTCGATAGTCATTGTTCCTAACTTTTCTCTTAAAGTGTTATTAACTATATCGCTCTTTGATACGATTTCGTCTAATTTAGAAGTAATATCCTTTAATCTTCTCTCTAGTCCGTTTGGAGCGAGACCAGCTTCTTTACAGACAATACCACCACTATTAGGATCGCCCAATATGAACAACTGTGTATACTCAACACTTGAATTTAATATCCTAGTAAGACGTTCAATATTTTCTATTTGTTTTTCCAGCGAACCTTTTTTTACATCACATTTTACATCCCAATCACAATTCGGAGTTTCCATACAAATATCGTTCATCATCGCACCTCTTATTCTATATACTAAATTTTGATATATATCACCGTGTTTTATCGGTTTTTCAACGCCGAATTATTTATGTAGATTTAATTGGCGGAAGGCACAGGACTTGAACCTGCAAGCCGATTGCTCGACTGACGCCTTAGCAGGGCGCTGCGTTACCGATTACGCCAACCTTCCGTATGGCGGAGCAGGTAGGATTCGAACCCACACAGCGTATCCCTACGCCCTATCAGTTTTCAAGACTGCTCTCTTAGCCGTTTGAGTACTGCTCCATTATTGCCGCCGTATTACCCCAACGGCAGGGCAGTGTCCAAGCGCTAAGCTTGAACGTTTCACCTTTGCAAGCATTCCGTTACTGGGTTTCCTTGCGACATTTTATACACTATCAGTGCGACTGCTGCAAGCCGCGTTTGAGTACCATTGAAGATTACACTACTCTCAAACCCAAGCTTGTTGTAAGCCTACTTACTTATAATACTATTTTAACTCATCAGAACAGGTAATTTGTCGGATACATTTTTAATTCTCAATAATTTTTTTTCGAGTGCTAAAACGACAGCATCGTTTAAAAACTCTTCGCGAAGCTCGTAGTAAGTATCTCTATTCATACCTTTTAGTCCAGCAATTACTCCTGGCGACTTATTATATTCATAACGCTGGAACATAGCATCTCCTGCTGCTTGTTTCTCATGAACCTTATATGTCTCAGCTATTACTTCAAGCCATGCTTCAGGATTTATTACTATAGTTTGATAAGGACCTTGTCCCCACGAAATCATCTTGATCGGTTCAATATTCTTTAGTGCAGATGTTTCTGTTGGATTACTGATAAAAGCATGACCTCCACCCCCAGTATGCCCTTTCTTTGCAGTACGCTGCTCTCTTTCATCATCAACAGCTTTCTGAATATATTTCCTATTCAAAAAATACCACTCTGTATGCTTTCGTAACAGTTCTATTAGCATATCAGTCTCCTTCTAGCTTTGCTTTCTAAATCGCCTAAAATAATTCTTCCAAGGATTTATTCTGTCTTCTGCGAGTTGGTTCAAAATAGCCTTCTCAAACTCTTCGCGTTCATATTCTCGTTCACCCGCAACAATCCAATATTCTTGCACCCATTCTCTCGTACCGTCTGCACTTTCAAGCAAATATAAGATACCTTTAGAATCTAGTTTGACACCAAGTACTTTACATTCTCCCTTAGGCACATGCACATTATCCCCTATATTAAACTTGCTCTCTATTGTTAATAACATTTGTATCGCCCTTCTTATCTGATAGATTTATTGTAAAAATACTAAACCTTCTTAAAGCTAATATAAACAAAAACGTTAATATCCAATGTTCATATACAAATTCAAATATCCATTTTATTAGATCAGGATAATTCATATCTATACTCCTTGCATTCATCAAATCTAGCCCACTGGCGGCGATCTTCGTCTAATGGTACATTTTCCTCGTGCCGGTCGCAGTCGGTGTTCGTGCAGGGCTTATCCATAAATTTGTTACTTCGTATGCAGTAGGCTTTATCGTTCGTCATCTACTCTTCACCTTCCTTACCGTCCATTTTTGCCCCACAGTTATAACAATAATGCTGTTCAGTAATATCCAACCCGCCGCCAAATACATCTGTTGCGGCATATGCGTTGCAATTAGAACAGTAGTAAGCACCGCCCCCGTCCCAACATCCTTGCTTACGTTCCTCTACTGCAGGAAAGGTCATTACAACACCAACGACTTTCATTAAACCTGCTTTCTGTCCTATAAAATATTCGTCATTGCCTGCATATATTTCATTTCCCATTCCCTCTAAATATTTCACCAAAGCATTTTTATCTATCAATTCCATATTATTCACCTTCTTGTGCCAAAATATCCAAAAACAGCTATAAAAACTACGGTCAATATAGCCATTAATACCATTGATAAATTCGGTCCTATTTCATACATTTTTCATGCCCCCTTGTCTGTAAACACATATTTTATGATTGATCATTTCAACCCTCCTGTGAGCAATGCTATTCCAAATAACATAAGTGTTACAGCCCCTATAGTGCAAGTAATGACATATAAATTACTATGTCTGTCACTGCTGTCAGTCAGAAGTACCAATATAAACCAAAAAGCTGACGCTATAGCCACAATACTAGATGCTGTAACGACACAATTCATTAGTAAATAAATAAAATCCATGCTATTTATTCTCCCTCTTCCTTTATCCACTAATCATCTTCTGGAATGCTCTCGGTTTCGTCTATATTTTCTTCATATTCACTTTTGCTAATTATCATAGCTTTTGTGCCACCGCTCATG